GGTGATAGCGAAATAGGCCAGCCAGACAATCAGACTGACGATGACCACGACGACGGCGCGGAACAGCGACGATAGGGCCGGCGCGAAATTGTAATCGCCGCCACCATCGGGCAGCGGCATCAGAAATGCCCACGCGAGGAGCATCAGGCAGATCAGCGTCGGGATCATCCAGGCAGCCAAGGTAACGGTCATTTCGATATCCTTCCGTTTAAATCACATCGCAAAAGATGGACGGGTGTGCTTACGCCGCCTTGTCGAACATGCCGGCCGCCTTAGCGTTCGCAACTTCGGTTGCGGCCAACACCCACCCCGCCGTGCCCCAGAGCGGATGAACACCATCAGTGGATGTCGCATAGCGTACAGCCGCCCCGCTTGTATGGGCCTTCGCAGTCACCCCGTTCAGGGTGATAAGGTACGGCCCTGCGCCGCTGACAGTCGCAACAGTTCCGGCCTGCTCGACGCTTGCTGACGTGCCCGCATCAAGAACCGCGATGTCGCCAACAGCAGGAGCGGCACTGGCAGTGTACTGGTTAGCTCCGATTGAAACCGATGCGGAAAGCGTCCCTGTGCCTGCACAGTCGCGCCATTTCGTCCCGGTGGTAGAGCCAGTCCATGCGGGCCGAACGTCGATGTAGCCGGTCTGTGGCCACTGCGTCGTCTTGATCCAGTCGGAGGCTATCCAACGGTCGTTCGTCGGGTCGGAAGTCGTAGACGCTGCGGTGTCAGGATAGCTGTAGAGCCACGATGTATCCCCTCCTGGCTGGACGCGGGGCGTGTATGTGGTCTGCACAAGCTTGTCTGGCCTGTAGCGATACCACGCGAACTTCAGGAAATAGCTGACCTTGGTGATGAGTGTATTGCCTGCGGATGTGCCGTTTGAGCCTGCATCGTTTACACCATGCTCAGAGATAATTGCCGTCCAGAGCGGGTGACCGCCATTGATTGCGATTGCAGCCCGCAGGAGTTGGTCCTTGCGGCGGAAAATGCCGGCATCAATGGTGTACGAGTTCGCCGGTCGCGTTCCTTGAATTGCAAAGTTGGCATACGGGAGAGATTGACCGCTGATGGCGCTAGACAGGCCGTATGTGACCCACGAATAGCCGGCTGCGATACTATCGCCGAAGATGAGCGGTACAGCCCGCCCATCCCATCCATCGCTTATGGCGAGCGACGGCCCATAACAATACGTCGCAGCGCCTGTAAGGTTATCGGTGATCGTTCCACCTGACAGTAGACCGAGCATTTCTGCTTCTGTGGCACAATCGCGACCGACAATTCCGGAACCCTTATATTGAGCCGGACGTGTGCCATTGAATTTGCAGGTCGTTACGATGGCGTAATCCGACGACGCCGGCATCGCGACATTGACCACATCACAGAAAACGTCCGCTCCAGATGCAATCGTTACCTCTGTCGCACCGTTGAATGTCAGGTTCTGAACGAATGCCCCGCTGCGCCATAGAGACGCCCGCACGGTGAGCGTCGTGCCTGTATCGTACTCAGGCGGCTCGCTGCCATCATTGAGCGTGTACCAGTTCGAGAAGGCCCACTTCCATTTCGTTGTCGGATAATCGGGGCTCTTCGCTGGCGTCGTGGACGCATGATAGGTCTGCCCCTGCGTAGACTTCTGACGGGGATGGAAAATACCGTCAGAAGCAAGCGCCCACTGTCCATCAGAAATCGTGCCGTAGACTGCCGGCTGATAACTGTCGGCGGCGGGGTTGTAGTTGCCAGAAGTCACGCCTGTCCAATAAGTGCGCTGGTCCTTTGCGATGCGCAGGGCTTCCGAGGATGGCAGCGGCGTGGCTCCGTTGAAGATGATGATCTCCTGGACGGTACCGTTGAAATTTCCCGTGCGATACTGGTTGATCCCGGCCTGCATAGGCCCGGTAACGCCGGCCATATTATGCCTGCGATCGGTAAACGCGATGCGGCTATCAACACCTCCATCGACAACCGCGCCGCGCTGGTTGAACCAGAAATTCCGATACCGCGCGGTGCCGCTGCCAACGATCGCAGTGGTGTCGAGCGTCGTCTCGCGCTGATTGAAATAGCATGTTGCGGCGGAGGGATCGGACCCCTCAAGCCGCTTCGGGTCTCCGGCGGCATAAACAACGTCAGCGACATTGTATGCGGAAATTACAGGCGCGGAGGTGGACGAAGAAAACGTTCCGGGTCGTGGGGGCACGCCAGTCGCCGTCGTCGCATGACCGAGCGTATTACAGATGACAAAGGCAGCGAAATTTGAGGTTCCACCGACGCTGATGTTCACGCTGGAGAGGAAATATTTCCCCTTGAAGTCGAAGTCGATATACGCGCCGTCATAGTTCGCGGGAGCGTTCGGAAACACGAGACGTGGCCTTGCAGTCGCAGTATAATGACCACCGTTGCCGCTCTGGTCATACCAAGTCGAGACGCCGAAGTTGATCCCATCGCCGAAAGCAGACCACCCCGTGGCATTGTAGCTGCCATCAGGGTTGAAGCTAAGCGTGCGCAGCACGTTCCCGCTGTCACGAACCTGAAGGCAAGCCCCGGCCCATGCCGGATTTACACGATGCAACGAATAAACATAGGTCGAGGTAGAAAACGCGCTCGAATTCATCGGGTTCAGCGGTGCCAGCGCCGAAACGGTCACCGTGATATCGAGCAGGCGACCCTTTGAAGTCGCCAGCGTAACGTTGATCGTCCCGGCATTCGACGGGACCATGCCGGCGACAATCCGCTTGCCCGTGGACGAGATCGCAAGGCGACCATCAGCCGGGGACAGCATGATCACCTTCTCCGCGCCCTTGAGGCCCGTCACGTCAAAAACGGTCGCTCCGGCAAGGGATGCCTCTGGGAACGACGCGGTGAGAGGGCCGAGCGGGCCAGACACACCCTTACTAAGGGCATTGGTGGCGCCCATGGCGCCAGGATTTATGAGCATTGGAGCCATCTTAGACCCCGCCAATCAGCCAGGTTGCACTGGCGCCGTCAGGGTTAGCGACGACGATCGCCGCAGCGATGGCATATTGCGCGCCAGTCGACGGAGAACCCTGAGGCAAGGTTGCACCGCTTCCGGCTGCGAATGTGACCGCGCCAGCTCCAAACTGGGCGAAACTGATGCAGGCGCCCACTGGAAAGCTGGCGGGAAGCGTGATCGTCACGCCACTGGAACTGTTGACCAGTACCAGCGTGTTCACGTCTGATTTCTGCGGCGTGTAGTTTGCCGTCACCGTGGATACGGTCGCATAAAGCTCGTTTTCGAGCATCGTGCGATCGCCACCGACCTGAGCAGACATGTAAGCTCTGGGCATCTGATTTCCTCTTTCAGTTGATTGTGCGGCCCACGTTGGTGGACGGCGGACCAGCGTTCAAAGCGGTTGCTCACCAATAGCGGTCATTTTCAAAATCATCCGGGATCGGATCCATGGCCTGCAACGCGAAGCTCGCGTGAAAGATCGGCTGCCTGGCGGCGCCAGCCGCGATCAGAATGTGTTGCCACTCCATTGCAGTCACGCTGCAGGGTCCATCATCTGTCTCGATCGCGATTGTCATGTCGGGCTGGCTCAGATTGATCGCAGCCTGGGAAAGTTTCGTCACCTCGTCCCAGTTCTTCAGGTCGCTCGCAGACGTACCGATGTGGTGGACGCCGCGGGCATCGCCGAAATCATAGTCGAAACCAAGTGACAATCTGCGCTCACGCTCGGCTATCACCGACATGATGGTGGGCGCGCTGGAAGGCTCTTCCGCTTCGCCGGATGGTGGTTCGTCTACAGACATCGCGCCGCCCGAGACGACGATGACCTTTCCGGACAAGACGCCCTCGAGCGCTGCATCATATTCCTGTTCAGTGATCTCAATGCCGCCTTCGACAGGGTCCTGCGAAATCACTCCATTGGCAGCGTAGGGCATTACAAGATCCTCATGAAATAGGTTGCACCGATGAACTTTCCGCGCGTTTCGTTGGCGGTTCGGGGAGTTCCGTTCGTCCCGTCAGTCACCGGGTCGCCCGTCGTGTTTGTGGCGCCGAGGTTGTAGCCGGTACTGCCGGCCGTTCCGCCAACCTTGTTCACCCAGAACGTGCCGTCCAGGTTGTTCATCCGGTGACCCTGGAAGGCATCATCCATCACGGTGCCGGCCGCATCATAGGCGCGCAGGAAACGACGTTCGGTATTGATCAACCTGACCGTCTGGCCATTGAGGGGGCTGGACGATAGGTTGATGACAGCCGTCGCCGATACAAGAGGCGCGGAACCAGATACCGTCTCACTGGTGAGAATCCCGTTGTTGTAAGAGCCAGACCCCGTCAGGCCAGCCGTCAGCTTGACATAACGATAGGCCAGGTTCGTCGGCGGAGCGGAGACACCCGAAAGATTGTCCAGGACCGCGACCGGAACGCCAATCGGCTGAAATGCCCAGGGATCGGATACAAAGGTCAGGGCGCCCGTCGCCGTGGCGACGGCGAAAATAGTCCGCCAGGCTCCTCCATCCCACATTTTCAGCGTGATCACGCCGGCGACAGACGTGTCTGCCCAGTATGTTCCTAGCACCTTGTAGGAGGGCGCGGACGATCCAGAGTTTGCCGAAAGCAAGGCATTCAGGCTGTCATTGATGCGCGCAGAATAGTCAGTAGGGTTCGCGGGACCGCTTGTGAAGGCGCCCCATATCGCTGGCTGAGACATGATTTACCTGTTTGAAAAGCCGGGGTTAGGCTGCCGACCCGTAGCCCTTGGCAACGTAGTCGAGGGTTCTTGCAACAGGTGTTCCGCCAGCGTCCTTAAAAACGATGGTGAAGCCTGACGCGGATTTCGAGGAAATCTCGTAGTAGTCTCCGGTGTTCAGCCCTTGAGCGGCGATCGAAACACCCTGAAGAACTTTGTATGGTGGTGAAAAACCGATGGAAACGCCACCTGTACCGACCGGAATATCGTTTCCGGCAATCACTCTGTCGGCCATATCAACGTCGATTTTCACCGACGATACGACCGGCGTTATGTCGGACTGAGCAGAGGTCAAGACAAGCCGGAACCTGTAGGCCCGAGCAGACACATCTCCCGCCACAAGTTCCGCCCATGTCGACCAAACAGGCGATGCTGACGGGTCATCATTGGTGGTCGAAACTTCGACTGTCACATCCCAAACATTGCCAATTCCGCCGAAGACGTCAGAGACCGCAAAGAAGTCGTAACGATTGAAGACATCTTCCGATGACGATTCAGCATATGCATCGATCGCCGCCGTCAGGCGGGATGAATAGACACCGCCAAGATCGGTGTATCCGGAAAGATAATAGTATCCCTCCGGCACATAGCCACCGCCGGCGAGAAATACATCGGAAAGCGAAAATATGTCCGAAATACTGAATAGATCTCCAGCGGTCACAAGCCGCAAGTTGCCTCCGCTGGTAGACGTGGCTGTCTTTGATCCAAGGAAGTCCGTGTCGAACACGGAAACCACCGCATTAAAGGATGTCAGGGCGTCGATCGTGCTGACAATCTCAGCCACATCGACCGATGAAACTCCCCCGTAGTTGACTGCCTTTATGAGATAGGTACCGGGCGTGGTGCTGACCTGCGTCGATCCGCCTGTCACCAATTGCCGCAAGACCGTCGAAGTCTGCCAGGTAGCCCCCGAAAGAAGCGGGGAATAGCGGATCTGGTATCCTGCGATAGAAGCGCTCTGACTCTCGGTCCACTGCAGAATAGCAGCATCACCGGACACCGCGATCCTGAAATCCTGGACCTGCGGAGGACTTGTGATGAAGATCGTTGCGTTGAACGTAGTTGTCAGCCATCGAGACAATTGCCCGTTGGAGAAAATCGCGCGAACACGCACGCTGTAGCTTCCTGCCGCGACGCCATCCAGCCTCAGCGATGGAGCAAATACCGATTGGGACGGGCTCCAGTCGTCCGACCCGTACGGGGCATATTGCACCAGATATTGTTGCACGGTGCCAGCGCCAGGGGCCACCCATGCAAGGTCGATTGACGATGTCGGAGGCGTCGAGCTGGATACGCTCTCTGTGTATGTCAGGGAGCCAGGCGCGTAAGACCGATAATCCACCATCGCTGGAATTCCAGTGACGAATTCCGGAATTGTCCCAACATCCGCCTGCATGATCGCAGGCGCATCATCCACCAGCTCCAGCTTTGCCGCCAGATCTGCCTGTGGCGTGATCGCCTTTACCCGAAGGACAACGCTTTCGATCGTGTTCTCGCCAAAAAGGCAAAGGTCTCCGACACTCGGCAACGTCCCCGTATCGGCAAACGTGAAAGACGAAAAATTGCCGGTCGAGCCATTGATGGTTCGCACGAGTGTCGAACCATCAGCGCCCCTGAAACGCATCGAATAGGTTTTCCCGGATGTCATCGAAAATATGTCGTCCACGACGACACCGTTCGGCAATACCTGCTTGACCCGCCCTGCCCCTGCGCCCCAAAGCACAGCATCATGATTGACGCGCACCCTGTCACCACGCTGGCATACAAGATGCTCAAAATCCGTGTAGAGCGTATACACCTCGCGCTGAAGACGGAGCTGGGCGATGTGATACCGTCCATGTTTCCAGATCAGGTCCGGATCGGTGACACCCGGAAAGTCTATTCCTTCAAATTTCGTCGCGTTAGCCGCACTATATCCGTCATCGTAAACAACGCGCTCGTCTTTCAGATAGTTGTTTTTCTCGTTCAAGAATGCGACCCGGAAGCCATGCGGCAAATCCGCATAGGCGCGCATTGACGAGAAGTTCCACGAGTTGCGTGGGCTGAAATGCTGGACGATCGGGGAGTTTGACACATCCCAGACGACGCCCCATTTTCCATCGTTGAACGTAACCGCGGCACGGCCTGCGGCAGCCACCATGGTCAAGGTGTCATAGACCGATTTCTGATTATCCGTCACATAATTGAACTTGAAGCCATTGGCTTTGCAATAGGACCACCACCTTTGCAAGCTCACGAGATCGATCTGGGTATCATCCACCGGCCGGGCGTTCGGAGACCCCTGCAGGACAAAACGAAAATGATCGGCCGGGTTCTGGCTGTTCTGGCCGCTCGCCCAGGAGGTTCCGTTGAATGCATTGATGCGCGGCCGGGCAGTCAGGTTCAACTGATTGACAGTGCCGTTCAGCTCATTGGTTGCCTTGATATAGAGAGCCAGAAGTGTCAGAGGCTTCGAAAACTTGATGGCCGGAATGTTCCGTCGCGCCCGGAGTGCGGACCAGAAGGTTTTCTCGGAAATCGTGTCGTCGCCGATATAGTCAGATGTGGTCTTGCGAAGACGTACGTCGTACTGGCCGTTCGCCACAGACCAGGCGACGGTTCTGCGAATAGGCTGGTTGGAACTCGAGACGATCGTCACATTTCCGGCAGGGATCCAAGAGTTGGCGCCCTTTGGAGAATACTGCACATCGATGTTCAGAGTGTAGTTGACGCGATTTCCGTCCGACTTCTGATATCTGTAGACGCCGCTCGGAAAGCTGATGTCGACAGAAATCCAGTCGACCTTATCTGCCGTCGTTCTCGTGGCCCAGCTCGACGCATAATCGAGCTCGACTGACACCGTCTCCTCGTAGACTGGCATCGTGTAGAGCGTTGGGCTTGAGACAGTGCTATCCGAAATGATCTCGTACTGGCAACTGGCGAAATCACCGATCGGCGTTTCCCCGATCTTCACATCGCTGACGTCAATGGGACCGTAGCCGACACAGAACAGCATCCGCAGATATTGATCGTTGCCGTTGAGTTCGGTGTAGGGGCCCGATGCATAGGGCGGAGACACGCGGTGCGTCCCGAATATGACAGGAACAGCCCCAAACTGCGCAGCGCTATTGTTTCCCCCGCCAATCGAATAGAGCTGCTTGGTGCTTTCGGCAACCGATGAGCCAGCGGTAGACGTCGGGAAGAGCGCATTAACGGCCAGCGATGCCGCCACAGTGAGACCGGCACCGACGATGCCCGTCACGATGCTGGCACCGACCGAACCCGATGCAAAACCCAGGACACCGGCGATCGTGCTACCGATACCCGGCAAGAAAATGGAGATGGCAATCGCGGCCACCAGACCCAGAATCTGCTTGAAGAAGTTTCCGGACGGAACCGCAACGATGTTGACCGAAACACCTGGCTTGACCCGGATCCTCGCCCATCGGCCGGCACCTATGACGTGGCCATCCAGCGTCACACTCAGGTTCGAACCATGGTGGATACCGTAAACACTTCGGGCAAGCTCAACGATCTCAGCCACGGTGAGCGCCGCATCCGCCCGGAAGTGCTGCCGTTCACGGCGAAACGGATTTGACCTGTACCAGACATCCACGCCAGCACCAGGCGCAATGATCTCGCCATATGGAACCTTCTCAATGAGCATGCTTCAGCCTGTAATAGCCGACGATACGATGGCGCAGCCTCTTGCCGTCGGCGCGCTCGATCAGACTTCCAGCATCACCTTCGGAGTGCAAAATCCGGTCATCACCCAGGAAAATGCCGACATGACTTTCGACATGTCCGTTCCGCATCAGCACACAGTCTCCAAAGTGCGGCAGGTCAACGCGGGCCCAGTTTTCCAGCTTCTCCACGTCGACCAGGGTTCCAATATCCTTGCGGCAAAACGATCTGGCATCCATTTCCGCGCTATAGGCAGGAATTGGCTGGCGAAGGACATCGCGGTAGAACAGGAACACGACACCCCAACAATCCGCGCCATGGTAATCTCTGCCGTTCGGCACATATGGAAGGCCGACAAAGTGCTGCAAATCCATCAGAACAGACCCGAGAACGTGCCTGGCGTAAACTGCCCAGCTGGAAATGGCTCATTGATTAGAGAGTCCGCTATGAGGTCAACGGTGATCGCCTTTTCGCCGATCTGCGCCGTCCCCATCTGCAGCGCCGGCAGGGCCACCTCGACGATATCAGGGGAGGACGCAAGGACGATCTCGACATTGATCGTCGCCGGCGTCGAGATGGAGCGAAGCATATTCACCAACGTGCGGTCGATGTTCTCGATGGTCAATTGTACACGCGGCGCACCATCGGCCCGGTCTTCTGGCATGACGAAATCAAACGGCAGGAACAGGTATTCATTGCCCCGGCTCGTCGTCGAGTAGATCAGAGGATCGTCCGATATCCTGTCGGTCGGGTTCGATGATACGTAGACCGGTTCGCTCAAGGTTTCGTGCGTGATCGTCAGCAGGCAGACCGGAACCTCCTCAGTCTCCTGACTGAAGATTGCAGCCAGCATGCCGCTGGAGAGCGCCCTCGCCATAGCCTAGCCCTCTTCCTTTTTCACGGCAGCACTTCGAGCTGGAAGGCGACCTTCCAGTCGATCCCGAGCCTCGTGGCCGAGTATGGGTTGGTCATCCGGACCAGAATGTCCGCCCCGCTCACCGGGTCTGGAAACGTGAAGGCGGCGGCCCGGTCGAAAATGGTCGAAGACACGAATGTCTTGAAGGCAGCATACTGGTCTGACGTCATGAACATCGATCCTCCGATGCTCGACACGCCAGCCGTGGAGCGCCGGCGTAACTTCGCCGGGCCGATCGACATTTCGGAGGCGATGATGTTTTCAGCGGATTTCTCGCTGTAGTCATCGCGCAGGAAGACCTGCGGCAATGTACCGGGCCAGGATGCCGTCATCGTCTTGCCAGGCTCCCGCCGAGACCGAACTGCGACGTCATGGCGCGGCGCGTTCCGCTGCCCGGCGTCGCAATCTTCTTTGCCACCGCCTCGTCGATCATGACGTCAAGCTGCAGGCCATCGGGCGTTTGCCGCGCCTGCTGGCTGACCTGAGACCCGTTGTTGTTGATGATATTGACTTGCACGCGGCCATTTCCTGCACCAGGCACATTCGCGTTTGCCGCAGCGCCTACATAACCGCCGTCCGCATAGCCCTTGGCACGGCGATGAAGAGCGTCGAGCGTACCAATGCCGAGCCGGTCGGTCGCACGCTTGGAGAACACGTATTCACCACCATGAACGACGCCCGCGACTTCTCGTTCACCGAGGCTTCCGGTGTAGCCGCCATCACCGTAGAGACCAACGCCACCCAGCTTCCAAGCACTTGCGAACTGTGTTGACGAAGAGAATACCGATTTTCCATAACCGCTGAGACCGCCAAGAAGGCTACCGAGAATATCACCTCCGCCGCTCGAAGCGGACGCAAGCTTCTGACCAGCGGCGTTCATGCCATTGCCGAGCTGCGTCATGCCATTGGAAACGTTGTTCATTCCGTTTCCAAGCTGCCCAACGCTACCGGTGGCACTCTTGATCGATCCGGTGAACTTGTCGACATCGCCGCTTGCCGATGCGGAGCCGATGCCATCCCACTTTCCAACGCCAACTTTTGCGGCGCCATACCAGGCGCCCCAACCGTTCTTCTTGGCATAATCAAGCGCGAAATCGACGCCCGCGGGACCGTTCGACGCCAGCCGCGGATCAAGGCCGGTGGCACGCTGGAAAGCGTTTCCAAGCCCGCCGTTCATATAAAGCTGATAGGGGCCGAAGGACGGTTCCTGGACGCCGTTTTTGAAGACGCTTGATTGCAGGTTCCAGCTGTCGAGGCCGCCCTCGGACTTGGCGACCTTCAAAGCGTAATATGGGTCGATGCCGCGTGCCGTGGCCGCCTGCGTGATGTATGTGGCGACATCCGTGCTAGGAATACCACCCAGCGGGGCGCGCGTGACCGGAATGACCGGGGCCAAAGAATTGTTGTCATTGGCCGCGCCGCCGGTGATTGCCTTGCCGATGGCGCCCACGATCCCACCCGCTCCCGTCACACCGCCCGCATCAGCGCCACCGAAGACGGATTTGACGATATTGTTTGCCAACTGTTCGAACATCCTGTCCCAGATGCGGTTCAGCTGGTTGAGCGCAGCATTCTCAAGCGAGGTCATCAGCGCCTTACCGAGGTCGCCGCCATTGTTGACGAGTTCGGTGCGGAAATCCGTGAAGAAGGTCGTCAGATCGCTCTTCATCTGCTGGGCATTCAGAAGATTGCGGATTTGCGTGGCTTCAGGCGACGAAAGATTGTCGGGCAGGTTATATTGCTGGAGCGTGCTGGCGACCTGGTTCTCTTGATCTGTGCGACCCAGTGACTTCCATTGCTGGCCGAGATCGTAGGACAGGCGGGCGCGGGACTGTTGGTCTGCCAGCCTGCCCAACTCCGCCGTCTTCTGCTTAATCAGCTCGATTTCTTTCTCATCAACCTGCGTTCCGTTTCGCGCAGCCTCCTGCTTCAGCTGCGCGATCAACTCGTAACGTTTCTGCAGTGCGACCAGCTCACCGCCCGTCCTGCCGATCAGCGAAAGCTGCTGTTGCGCGCTTTCGACTTCCGCATCGAGACTGATCTGCCGATCGCGCTGAGCGTCGGCGAGTTGCTTTTCAGCGGCAAGCTGTGCCTGCTTTCCAGCCAACTCAATCCTCGTTCTCCGGATCTCAGGAGATTCCTGATCATTGTATTGCGCGGCTGCGCTTGCCCGTGCTGCTGCAGCTTTCTCGGCCGGCGAGCGCGCGTTCATCTCCGCGATCTGAGCCTGATAGCTCTCCTGCATCCGCTTGAGGTCCATGGCCTGCCGAGATGCGAATATGCCAGCGGCGTTCTGATCTGCCCGCGATGTCGTTCCCTGCGACAAGAGTAGGCCATTCGGGCCCCTGTCGTTGAACATGGTCTGAAGGACCGTTTCGACTTCCTTCAGGCTGCGAGAAAGATCAATTGCGTTTTTAGTCGCAAGGATCAATTCATCCGCAACCTTCTGAATACCGTTGACTTCTCCGATGCGGTGCACGTTTCCGGCAAATTCAGACGCGTAGTCCTTGCCTTCCTTCAACCCGATAACAAGCCTATCGATTTCGGCTTGGAATGGCGCATATTCGGACTTTGTCGAAAATGCATCCTGAGCTAACGCCGACAATCTCTGGAGTTCTTCATACAGTTTTCCAGGCGCGGCGGTTCCGTTACGCAACTGATCGAATGTATGCGTCAAAGCATCGTCAAATTTCGAAAGGCCATCCTGCCCGTTCCGTGCCGCCTCCAAAAGTCGTTCAACATCAGCCTGAAACGCGGAGTTTTTGGTCGCCAAAAGATCGTCGAGCGCCGATGTATTCGAACCGAACAGGCCTCCACGCAAAAAGCCGCCGCCAAGTAGCGATCCGGAGAGCTCCCCCGATTGCGCTCGCAGAGCTGCCTGAAGAGCCGCCACATCACTCCGCGCCGAAGCATCCGTGAATTGGCGACCAACGCCTGTTTGGCCTGCTGATTTTGCGAGATCGCCATATTGCTCTTTCAGCATCGACAATGTGGCGCTGTGGTTCTTCAGCGCAGTCTCAAGATCATCCGCACCTTTCTTGCCAGCCGTGAAATATTGTATCGCGGCAGCGCCCGCTGCTGTCAGACCAATCGCGACAAGGTTTGCCGGACCTACCAGGGACAGTAATCCCGCGCCTAACGTCTTCAGCGCGCCGGTCGCCCCTCCTTGGCCAAGAGACATAGCAAGCTGCGGGCCCTGCTGCAGGGCAATGGTTCCGATTGACGCGCCGCCGACTGCCTGGGTGGCAATATCCTGAAACTGATAGGCCGCCATCGTCGCGGCCATCGTGTTGACGCCGTGGTTTCCAGACAGGCTTTTGGCGAAGGCGTCATGCTTGGCCTGCGCGGCGGACTGTGCTTTGGCGAATTCGTTGGTGGAAATGACACCGCTCGCCAGAAGCGTCCGATATTCGGCAAGCTTGGAATTCAGCTGCAACTGCGAAGCGCCGAGCGGATCGATTTCGGCGCGCAGTGACGCAGCGCTTCGCTCCAGCTTCTCGGTTTCCGCGGCGACCTGCTGCTGACGGAATGCGGTATTCACGTTCGCCGCCGCAGCAGCGAGTTCCGCTTGTCCCCGAGCAACCGCAGCGCTGGCATCAATGGTTCGCCCGTAAGTGCGAACGACACCTTGCAAGACCTGCTCGGCCTCCTGCGCCGAAATCCGTCCCGACGCAAACCCGCGTGACACCTGGTCTACGGTCTTGGCCATGTCGCGGGCGGCGCGCTCCCCCTCGATGAAGCGCGCTTTCAGGCGGTCCACGGAACTGCCCGTCGCCGTGATCTTCTGTTCCATCTGCTGCTGCGCCGCGCCGACCACGCGGGAAGACTCTGCCATTGCCGTATCGGCGGCAGTCTTCTGGCGTGCAGCACTGGTGTAGCCGGACACATCCATATCGGTTGTGACCAGCAGGGATCGAACTTCTGTGACCATGTCGGCTTTCTATTCGCGTTCGAATTCGAGGCGCGTCAGTTGATCTTGTTGGTCAGCTTCAGCAGCTCGGCGCGCGGGATCATCACGGCCTTGGACTTGACCGGCCCGAAGGCCAGATTGGTCCGCGAGGGCGCGGCACCGGGAAGCTGGGCGAGCGCCACCCGCCAATCACCGATCCATTGCGTGTCGGCAAAGTGCCGGGCGAGGAACGGGTGCGTGTTGGCGATGGCGATAAAGCCGGTTGCGCCCGCCGGGCCGACGAGAATGCCGCAATCTCGCACCTTGCGGCCTTCCGCCGGATCGGTCAGCGCCATGGACAGGCGCTCGCCCAGCGACCGGCCATTGCCGGCGGCGGCGCGGAGCAGATGATGCAGGCATCCGACCGGATCGTCTTCCGCCGTGCCGGTGAGCGCCGAGATCGCCTTGGCCGAGATATTCGGCAGGCCTTTTTCGCTTTCCCACAGCGCGCGGGCGGCTTCCGGGCCATAGATGGCATTGGCGACCGAGATCAGGCGCGCGGCGGCATTGACCTTCGAGACCTTCAGCCCGAAGACCTTGCCATCGGCCAGCGCCGGAAGATCCTCGTCCTCCGGGCTCATGATATAGACGCCCGTGCGCCGCAGTGTCGGCAGGACTTCCGACGTGACCCATTTCTTGAACCGTTTGGCCGCAGCCTTGCGGCTGGTCAGGATCAGCGAGTAGAGACCAGACTCGTTGACCACAGTCATGTCTTGTTCGCCCGAGGGGGTGTGCATAGTAAGCACACCCCGTTCGTCTTCATCCAGACGACGAGATGCTGATGCCGTCTGCGCAATGTCAAGCACGCGGCAAACATCGGAGAGAACGAACCACGGTTCGTCGCCCTTCATGTGAGTGCGGACGGATGCGCCCTCGAAGTCGAAATGCTGGATCGCGTTCATGCTACGATCTCCCAGTTGCCGCGCGAAAGCGGTGCAGACTTCAACGTCTGGCAATCTGCTCCCAACATCTCCATGACCCTGACGGCGCGCGTGGATGGCGATCCCGAAAGCGCACCATTCAGGGCCTCGATGTCCCCGTTCCGATGCGCCGTGAAGCTGTGGCAGAAATCAACGTCCATTTCCTTGGACAAATCGAAAAGCTCTGCCCAGAGAAACGCGTAGTACCGCGTCAGATCAGCAAATTCTGCCGGGCGGCATTTTTTTGCAGCACCGGCAAGTACCGGCGTTGCGACAGCCATGCCGGCCAGTGGCAGGGCTTTGAGAAACCCGCGTCTTTTGATAGTCTTGGCCTCAGCCATGATTGATACCTCTCGTTATCGATCTTCGGTTAGACCGCGTTGGAGGTGGCTGCCTCTTGCGCGGTCGTATTATTTCGTGTATCCGATATATCCATGTTGTCAATAACGAATATACGAAATATACGCTATGGCCCGTCCCTTAGAACTGCCCATCAAAAAGCTCGTTCGTTTTGACGAAGAGACGCTCGCAGCTGTCGATGCCTATAGGGCTACGCAGAAGCCGCTTCCCAATCAGTCGGAAGCTATTCGGCAAATTCTCACCGAGTGGCTCCGCGACAACGGCTATCTCCCGAAATAACCGCCCTGCCCGCCGTCACTCCTGCCGGCGCGGCCTCAGTTCTTCGCGAATTTTCAGATATTCGGCGTCCAGCGCGTTGATGAAGACCTTGAAAAGGATCCAGTCTTCGCCGGTGATGCCATGATCCGATGCATAGCGGCTCATGGCCGTGTAGAAGATCGGGCCTTCGCCGCCCATGGCGCCGTAGGAGCGATCGGCCTGCAGGAGATCGAAAGCGCGAAGATAGGTGCCATGCCATTCGCGCGGCTCGCCTTCCTCGATCTGCTCGACATCGCCCTTCACCCAGTCCAGCGCCGGGTTTTCCGCCGCCAGTGCCCGCTTCCATTCGTCATCCGTCAAGCCATCTTCCGGCGCCCGCGCCTTCATATAACGGGCACGGAAGACGGCCCTCAGTTTTTTGCCTCTTCCTCAAGCCAGACGACATCGGCGTCGGACAGGCGGGCGGCGCAATACTCCACCGCCTCGACGAAGCGGCGTCCCTTGGGATGGGCGAGGATATCGAGCGCCTGTTCGGGCGAGTACTCGATATCAAGACCCTTCCAGTCGTGCAGGATATGCTCGCAATAGAGCCGACCGATCTCGCAGGTGCGGATCGAGGGTGGAACCTCGCCCTTGTGCTTGCGCGACAGTGCAACGAAGGCCTTATCGCGGGCGATCTGGTAGGCATCCGACTGGATGGAGGAGACCTTGAAGAAGACGCCGGGCCAGGCGGGATATTCAATCCAGTCGCCCTTTTCCTCGCGGGTCACATCGACCAGCAGCGAGGCGACGGAGGCGACGCGGCGGGGAATGGCGGTCTCTTCCGCCTTGGCAGTCTTGGCATTGCTCATGTGATTTCTCCTATGCCGGTAGGTGGGCGCGACGATCCGGCAACCGCCGCGCCCGTGCCGCCCGGAGCCTCGGCCCGGTACGGACAGTTGAGGTGGTCAGTCGCCGGCCACCAGTCCCTTGGATTTCATGAGGTCGAGATAGTCCGATGTGACCGGGCGGCTTTCGACACCTGCCACAAAATCGACCGGCGCGGCGTTGACGCCATCCGGATAGCCCATGAAGGAAATGGCCGGGATGAAGGTTTGCATCGCGGCGGCGGGCTTGGCCTGCGCTTCCGCCGCAGCCTTTTCGGTCTTTTCAATCTCAGCCATCACGACGACCTCGTGATGGAGATCGAGGCACCGATCCCGCTGTCATAGAAGGCCTGGAACGGCACGGTCATCATGACCGGCTGACCATTGCCCACGGCCGGCGGCCCGCCATCCGTCAGCTTCACCTTCGGGATGGAGAACTGGTAGGAGTTGCTGGCCGCATCCTGAAGCGTGAAGGCGAGCGCGACCGTCGTGTGGCTGACAACAGCCTGATAGGTGTCCTTGTCGCTGAAATAGACATCCATCGAGCCGGTCAGTTCGAAGCGGCCGAGCCCGTGGCTCTGCGGCGCATACTGGCCGACAATGTAGTTCGGATAGATGTTGTTGTTGATGCGCAGCGAGAGCGACTTGATCAGCGGCGAGTTGGAAATGCCGGTGAGCCCGAGCGAGCCGACATTGAGGCCGGCATTGAACACGTCCGTCGTGGAAGCCGCGGCATAGGTCGCGCCGGAGATCGCGGCGGTCGCCGGATCGGCCGCCGTGATGCCCATCAGGCCCCACTTGGCGGAGACGGACTGCTGGGCTGCCAGCGTCAGGTCGAGCGTGTTCCAGCGAACGCCGGTATAGCGCACGAAAGTATCGGTTGCGCCCTGCTCGAAGAATTCCTCGATCGTCGCGGTCGCCGGCGTGATGCCATTCTTGAGGACGTTGGTCGCCCAGGTCGACTGGAAGAGATAGGCAAACCAGTCGTCATAGGTGCCGTAGCTCAGCAGCGTGTCGATCGACCCCTGCACCTGACGGCCGACATCGACGATGGAGCCGACGTTGCGGTCAGCGCGCACTTCGTTCGGGATATCGACCTGCTTGGCAAGGCGAAGGTCGGAACGCTCATAGCGCCGGATCTTGAAGGAAGGCGTCGACGGCGTCGTGCCGATTGTGACTTCCGCCACATCGGCAAGACGGACGAGACTGCCGTCAGTGATGTTACCCATGATGGTCTCCTTGATTGTGCCGATGTGAAGGCATCAGCGGAAGCACGCGCCGTGGTGCGGGACGTTGTGCGTCAGGTGCCGGTCTTGTTGAGGCGGTGCCACGTGACCGTGGCGGTCATCGCGAAATAGGTGGCGAAATCCTCGGCAGGCTGGCCTGCTCCGATGCTGATCTTCGACATGACGATCTGGCCGCCGTTGGCGGCAATCAGCGGCCGTTCGCGGAACAGCGTGAGGATCGTCTTGGCGTGGGTGCGCAGGTCGAGCGTGCCGTCACCAAACCGGCCCATGACGTGGAAGAAGGCGCTCCCCTCTTCCCGCCACAGGTTGTGGCCCGGCGCGCCGATTGATGCCTGCTGCTGATCGTCCTCGAAAATTTCGACATAGACAAACTTCCGGCCTTCGGCCGTCAACGTCTCGACGTTCTCGTTCTCGTATTTGACCGGCAGCGCCGTGAATTCGGCGTCCAGGCGGGCCTTAAACGCGTTGAAAATGTCGGGGCTTGCCATGCGTCAGGCCATGTTCATGATGATGGACGGATAGGTGATCGGCTGACCAGCCTGGCGATCCTTGCGGCGCGACCGGCCACGGCCTTTCAGGATGTAAGGCGCGCCAGGCATGACGCCACCTTGTATGGTCAGCCAGCGGGTTTCGAAGGTGATGGCTCCACTGTTCCTGCTGGCATTCCCGAACCGGCTGGCAAGCGCCCGTTTCGTTCCATCGAAAACATGCCTTGCCTTGCCGCCGCCGACGATGCCGCCTTCCACCTTGCGGATATAGGGCTGCGAGTTGGTCAGGATGACTTCCGCTGTCGTCGGGATGCTGTTCCAATCCGTCACCGGCTGGCCGTTCGCCAGAACCACGAAGCTGGACTTGAAGCGTCCGGACTTTTCAGGCGAGCGGCGTCGGATTTCCTCGATCGCGAAGGTGATAACCGGCTCCCAGAGCGAAAATTCGTAATATATCGGGCCCGGCGGCGTGACGCTGTATTCCGATGCGCCGCGACGGCCATTGACGGCCACGGTATAATTGGTGCTGGCGCGGCCGGACGAGATCAGCGCATTGCGCTCGGCGATGGCATAGTCGGCGAGCGAGCGCGCAATCGCTTCGGGCTGCAAGTCGGCTGTCGCCAGCTTGAGCGCCCGATCGAAGGTCGCAAAGGTTGCCATCAGCCGCGCACCACAAGCTCGATGCGCACAAGCTCACCGTTGACGAAGAAGCTCTTCGGCAGAATGACACGCATGTCACGCCCCCTCGCCCTCACGATATCATTGGCGCGCGGGATGCGATGATCGACGGTCGAGCCGACCGGAATATCGTCATCCTGACCAGGCCAGGACGCAGCAAACATCTGCGACGGCGAGAGGATGACAATCTGGTCGGACATCTGGAAATTGCCGACAACCTCTTCCGCCTTCAGCGCCCGCACGACGGCGCGGCATGTGACCGGGACGGCAACATCTGAGCCGGAGCGGCGCACGGTGCGCGTCAGGATGATGTCCTCGCCCGAACGGGCGAGCGCGGCATTGAGGGCCTGAAGCTCTCCAGACATTACCAGATCACCGGAACGCGATAATTGTTCAGGAGATCGACGACATCTGGCGGCATGTTCCCGGCGTCGGCGCCGGTCGAAATCCAGTATTGCACGCTGCGGACGCCCGGGATGTCTTCAGACTTCAGGATCGGGTCGCGATTTCTGGCGAAGTACCGCGCCTTCACAAGACGGATTGTCGCATCCTGGATGTCCTGCGGGATGTCGTCGACAGTGGCACCCAGCCCAGCCGTGAAAGTTGCGACGATCGGCCATGCCGACCATGATGCCGGATAGCCTCCCTTGTCCAACCTGCTGACAATGCCGGTTTCTTTGTCGATGCGAAAATCTACTCCATCCGCCAGCGCATTGCCATCTTCGGAAAGCGAGGAGAGCGTCACGACGGGCCAGCGCGAAAGCTGGATATCTTTCAGCGCGCCGGTCACCTGATAGGAAAAGTCTTCGCGATCCGGCCAGATTTCGTCCTTCACCGTCTCGGTCGTCAGGCGGCGATTGCAGAGCTGCGAGACAGCCGTCGAGGCATAGGCGATATAGCGCGTCAGGAGCGTGTCCGACGACGTGTCGGAAATATTCAGTTCAGCCTTGACGTCCGCCAGCTTGGCGAGATCGTACGATCCCGCAGGCGTCACAACCGTCGAGATGACCCTATAGCCCATTGGTCAGCCGACCATGGCCGCGACGGTCGCGGTGGTTCCGGTTGCCTTGACGCGGCGCGCTATTACCTTGATGACGGTTCCGGCTGCCACGCTTGTGAAGGTGAAGGCCTCCGTATCCTGATTGTCGACGGGGATGACGACAACGTTGCCTGCCGCAAGAACCAGAAGCGATTTTGCCACATCCGCAAGGTCTGCCGTGTCTGAGGGCGTCACTGCAGCGAGCTTGCGGGCGGGCGAATGAAGATCAGCACCAATGCCCTTCCAAAGATCACTCATCGTGCCATCCCTTTCGGCTTCATCGGCTTCATCTGGTAGTTGGCAGCCGGCTTGATGCCATATTCGGCACCGGGGTTAAACGGTCCAGGGTCTTCCCCGATTCCGTCTCGCACCAGTTCTGCCGCGTAGTCGTCGTTCTGGATGGCGACGCGCTGGCCTGCCGAATATGGCCGGCAATCCTGCTTGAGCGTGATCATCGTGACCATGATCAACCCTCCTCGCCGGCGGCGGGCGGTGAAGGCACATCGCCTTCGCCGATCGTTTGCGTCTCGGCAGGCTTGATGTTTTCGCCTTCACCCCCCTCGGAAGCGTTGATCACCTGTTCGGCGACAGCGGCGGCGGGTTCTTCCGCGTTTGCCACTTCCACGGAAGGACCATTTTCGGCTGTTTCCGGATCAGCATCCTTTGCCTGGCCATCTTCGGCACCTTGAAGGTTACCGTCGACCGGCAAGACGTCGTCCGTTTCCTCGACACCCTGCTTTGCTTCGCGAAGGTCAGCCACGGCCTTGTCGAATTCCTGGCGGATGAAGTCGGTCAGCTTACCGTTGGCGATGATGAGATGCAGGTGTCCGACTGTGGTATTTTCCTCGTCGGCGATCTCCTTGGCGATCTTGAGCAAGAGCGCGCGAACTTCAGATGCAATTTCCATGATCAGGTTTCCCGCAAGACATCGCTGATTGAGCCGCGATAGTTGAATTTTCCGACATGACCGAGGGTGATGGATGGATCGACGAAGACCTTGCCGCCATAGTCCCGGACACGATTGCAGAAGACATAGTCCTCCGAGATGAATTCGAGGCCGTTTTGTTCTGGACGGAACATCTCGAAATGAAAGGGCTTGATGTTTTCAGGCCAGTCAGCCGGACAACCGCAGCGCCATTCCAGATGATCGGCCATCATGCTGGCCAGGATGCCCTTGTTGATCAGAAGGAACGCCGCACCGACGCCAGCGACCTCGATGGCGCCCATCTCGTCCTGATGAACCTTGCCGTCATTCGACAGCGGGCGGCAGCACCAGACGCGCGGATCTGTGTTCGGCTCGGGGCACCGCTTGCGCCCGACGCCACCGATCACCGGCTTGTCGGATGCCAGGAGGCGCACGACATCGTTGGGCGACCATTCCATGTCATCGTCGATGAAAAGGCAGTCCGTAAAATCCGATGCCATGAAATGCGCGAGCAACTCGTTGCGCGCCCGGTGAACGATCGACCCACCGATCACGAACTGGAAACCGCATTTGATGCCCAGCTGGTTCAGCGTCATCAGCGTCGAGGCGAGGCTTGCCGTATACTCGACGACGGGATCTCTGGCGACGGGCGTCAGGATCATGACGGAGCGGGATTTCGCCCGCTCCATCCTTTCTTCGCGCAGGCTTGCGAACTTGCCGGAGTTCAACATGGGAAAGCCTGCGATCAGAGACGGTCAAAGCCGCCGAAGAAGCCGACGGCGCGCGCGGTCGACGTATCGGTGCCCGTGGCAGAAAGATCCTGTGCGAAGTTGTGACGCACAAAACGACGCGCTGCCGAAAGGTCGACATCGACCTCAAGCAGCCCGGCAACAGCCGACGCCGTGGTCGTGCCGGTCGCGACAACGGCATAGGTCGCAGTCTGATAATCGGCCCAGGTGCTGCCGTCGGCACTGTCCTGCACAGCACAGCCGATCGAAAGCGTCTTGCCGGTCTGCAGCACCGCATCCCACGCCACGCCGAAGACGGCGGAAAGCGGCATGGACCCTTGCGGGAATGCCATGCGGTCGATGGTCGCGCCGGTTGTGGTGGTTGCGTCGCCGGTGCCGGCAGCGGTTGCGGAGGCGCCGGCAGACAGGCGCTTGAGCGCCCCAAGGGCGCCGATATTCTTCTGCGTGACAATGGTCGAAGTCATTGCTGCAAGTCCTCGATAGCGAGTGAAAGGGGAAGATTGGAGATTGAAAAGCCTCCGCCGGCCTATCGGCGAAGGCTCGTCAGCGTCAGGCCGATCAGTTCAGAGCAGGAGCCCAGCGCACGCCCTGGATGACGGCGACGGCCTGGTCGTGGCGCATCTGGTGATCATGCTCGGAGATCGCGCGGATGACCGTCTCGTCGCGATTGAAAGCGGAGACGAGCGCATTGTTCTCGTCGTAGTAGGTGCCTTCGCGGGATACGGCGAGCTCGAGCTGCATCGAGTCGAGGATGATGTCTTCGTCCATTTCCACCAGGAACACGAAGGACAGGTCCTTGTTGGATGCGGCAGCGTCCCAGTAGGACGTGCCGATCTGCGTCGATGTCAGGAAGGGATAGCCGAGCAGCGTGCCCTTGTTCATCTCGTCGCGATAGACATAGATGCCGAGCGAGTTCTGCACGTTGTACAGGTAGTTCTTCGAGCGGGGATGCATCATCCAGACGCGCTTGACCGGATCGACATTGGCCATGTCGAGCTTGTTGACCGCGCCGGCGAGTTCGGCGGCCACGGTCGCAAGCGTGAAGTTCGCGGTCGAGGTGATGAAATTGCCGCCGGTCGAATCTGCCGGATCCGTGCCGTTCACTGCGAGAACGGAAGCAACGGACTTCGACCACACCCCAGGGGTTCCGCCATTGTTGACGACCCATCCGTTGGCAAATCCGAGATAGCCGCGAGGTTCCAGTTCCGTGCCCATCGACAGGATGAAAGCAGAATCTTCGCGGCGCGCCATGACCTTCACCAGGTCATCGCGAACGAAGGCGTCGATTGCCGGATTGGCATAGCGCATCATGTCGTTGGAGATCGGAACGAGCGCCGTCAGCTTCTTGTAGGAGGCGACGCGCTGGCCAACCGTCTGCTGCGATTTGCGGGCATTCTGGCCTTCCGCACCGTAGGATGCGGTTGCAGCCGAGTTCTGGCTCGGCATGGTCATGGTGCCGCGGGGCATCGGGATGTTGCGCGGGCCGGCGCCGCGAACAATCGCACGTGCCGCGAGGAAGGGAATGACTTCTGCCATCACGTCGGGCGGAACGAGATAGCCGCCGGCGGAACCGACGGAGGTGACGAGCGCCTTGGTGACCGGATGGCTTTCGCCATAGATTTCGGACACTGTCTGCTTGGCGACATGCACGCTGCCATCGGACAGCGCGATCATCTTGGCGACGCCACCCAGAAGAAGCGACTTGTCCTTGACGTATGCGTCGCTTTCGGCCGATGCGGGAACGCGACCGGTATTGGTCTGGTCGGGCGCCGGCTTGGCCGACTTCAGTGCCATCTCGCGAACCTCGTCGACACGCGCGATTTCTTCGTCGAGCGCCTTGATCTCCAGGTCGATATCGTTGACCGCCTTCTTGGCAGCGTCGAACGACTTCTGCTCGAACTTTTCTGCGACGGCTGCGCTCTCGAATTCGGACATGGCCTTTTCGCGGGCATTGATCTTCTCATCGCGGGCCTTGAGCAGATCCGCGCGCTTGATATGCATGTTCATAGTGGTCTCCCGGCGCTCTTGCGCCAAATTGGGTTTCGGGATCGGCCGGCCTGTCGCCGGATCAGCGCGGCGCTTTGAGCCGCAAGACTTCAACTTCGCGCAGGCGTTTTGCCCGCGCGTCGGTCTTTGCCTTCTCCGTGTCGGATCCGGCGGCCTCGTCATCCGTGTCGGACTGCTGGCCATCCTCCATCATGCCGCTCAGCATATCGTGGCCACTCTTGATGGCCTTGCATGCCTCCTGCAGGGTGGAAATCGTTTCGGCCGAGAATTTCCGACCGGATTTGAGACGTGCACCAACGATCGCCTTGACGATCGGCGGCGCGGTCTTTGCGCAAATGCCCTTTTCGACGGGCTCTTCCATTTCCGGTTCGACCCGCTCGAGGAGTTCTGCGACTTCCTCGTTCGTCAGCGCAATCAGGGCATTGCCAAGTTCGACCATGATGGCACCGAGCGTCGCGGGCATTGCCGAGCCATCCTCTTCATAGGCGGCTTCATATTCGACGGACTGCTGCAGCCAGTCGAGATCTGAAAGGATGCCAGCAAGCTGGCCGATCTGCCAGATCGACTTGATTTCGATCTTTTTGCCGGCTTTCAGAACTGTGGACTTGCGGGACGGCTTTGACATCTTGCCCTCGTAATATTCGATGACAGCCTTGGCCTTTCTGGCGACGTCATCCGGAAGATCTGACTGGGTGAGCGCGGAGGCTGCGGCCTTTAGTCCGTCGGCGCTGGCGACGAGCTTTCCATCGACCATCTTGGCAAACGGAAGCTTATAGGCGCTCCGCAGGTCCGGAGCGCTGGCGTCGTAGCAAAGGAAACCCTTGCGGGCAAAGGTCGAGTCCGGCGTATCGCTGTCGAAATCTGCCGCCCCAAAGATGCTTTCTGCGGCGCCTTCAGCGTTCCACTCACCGGCGTCCTCCAGTACCAGGTTCTTCGATGCACCGACCTTGAAATTGCCAGACGACTTGTCGAGGACGATGGCGTTCGGGTTGCAGGGGATCGGTGTGAAAGAGAATTCCATGATTTCCGACTGCAGATAGCGCTGCGGACCCTTCACCGGGTTGGCCTTGTCGAGCGGCTCGGACTTGAGCGACATGAACCCGATCGAAGCGCCGGGCACAGAACCGAATGTGATCTGCTTGTATCGGCGATCAGATTCCGGATCGTCACCTTCCGGCGGAAACTGAACGAGGGCGACCAGGCCATTCCCCTGTTTAGAAAGCTCGATGCACTTGGCAATCGGCGAGTTGGAATTGTGGTTCCAGAGGACCGGCCCGGCGCCGGTCGCCATGAATGCCTTCCAGGTGACGCCGGCGGGATCGATGATCTCGCCGTCGCGATCCATGTCGCCCGTGGACACGATGACGCGAACCTGACGGTTGTCCGACAGAGATTCCGTCTTGGCGCTGAAGTTTTTCTGGATCAGACCCATGATCTATTCTCCATCCTGCCGCCGGCTGCCATTGCCTGGATCGGCCAAGGTTCCGTCATCTGGACGACCGGCGTGGTCTGCAGCGCTGCCGGAAACATCGGAGCCAAGAGCCGCAGCGTTGACCGGGAACATAAGTTCATCGCCGCCCGACAGCGGGGGGAGACCCTCTTCCGCCCGGCATTCATTCGGCGTAGCCAAAGCGGACATCACCCGTTTACGCTGATTGTCGACACGAGTGCTTTCGGACGCGCGAAGGAGCTTCCGCTCATCGAAATCGGCCATCATGCCGTTGTCGCGGAGTGAGAATTCCTTGTCGAACTTCTGCTCCCACAATTCGAGATCGGGCATGATCGTCGCGTTGACATAGGCCTGATCGGCATCGTCGAGCCGCAGGCTCTTCAGTTCGGTCGAGACGTTGAGTTTCCAGAGCGGAACGCCAAACCAGCGGGACACGTCTTCGACCGAGAGTTTCCGCTGCTCAATGAATTGCAGATCAACCGAATTGAGCTGCATAGGCTTCCAGTCCATACCGTCTTCGAGGATGGCTGTGGTGCCGGTATTCGACAGGCCTTCGCGCAGGTTCTGCCATTGCTTGCGCAGTCGCTCGGCGGCGGGCTCCGATAGCTGGTTCTTGACTGTCAGGATGCCGGCAGGGCGCGCGCCATTCGAGATCCATCTGCCCGCCTGCTGCTCTTGCGCCATTGATACACCGATGGAGTCTCGTGCGAGGCTAATGGGCGAAATCCCCACTGTCATATTGAAGGCGAGGCCGCGAAGATGGAAAACATCCTCGGCCGGAATGGAAACCGGCAGGCCGCGCAGCGCCGCGATCTGAAAGAGGCCCTGGCGGTTGATGTTGTAAAACAGCTGTCCGTCGGACGCCTCGAGCACCATCACATTGTCCGGATTGACCGGGATCAGCGCGGTAGGATCGCCACGATGATCACGCAGGATCACGGCATAGGCATTCCCGCGAAGGAGAAGGGCAACCTCCATCTGAACGGCGAACTCAAACCAGGTCTGCACCCAGTTCGGCGAGCGCAACAGAGCCGAGAGCGGGTGATCAAGGATCGCATCACCGGCCCGGCCATCAGCAACCGAAAAGATCCGCGGGGTGCAGCGGGCGAAATCCTTGGCGCGCTGCATGACGGCAGCATAGACCACCGACACCGTGACGGCTGTCGCCTGGCTGACCTGGACGCCCGCAACAGACGGAACGGACCCGAGCGTTGGCAGATATCCGCTGGACGGTACGCCGGACGCTGCTTTTCCGGTAATGGCATGGTCGCCAGACCGTGTCGAAAGCGACGAAAGGAAACCCATCAGCGCACACCGAAGATGGCTGTCAGGGTGAGCACCAGGCCGGGCACAACGAAGGCGGCCGGAAGATAGACCAGAGACAGGCCGTAACCGACAAGAGAAAGGCCTGCTGCGAGGGCGATCTCACGGAACGAAATCTGACCGGCAAGCCAGACGAGAGCGGCAAGCGCATTCAGGATAGCAGACCACAGAAACCGGAAGAACGTTTTCATATCACCAGCAGCTCGCGCTCTTCGTAAATTGATATCTGGCGGACAGGCATCGGGTTGGTGGACATGACGCTGCAGGCGTCGAACAGCGCCATGGCCGGATCAATCTTGTCATCCCCGGCGTTCTGTTTCGTGGCTCTAATCGCGGTGGCTGTTGCCTCGATCTTTACGTTGCTCACGCACCAATTCATCAGCGATGATGGCGCATGACGAAGCGTACCACGCGCCAGGCGACGCTCCGCGGTCTTGATGGCATTCATCAGTCTTATGCCTTGACCCACACCGACGATCTGGTCGTCTTCTTTCGTGATGCCGACCTTGTCGAGCTCGTCCACCAGTTCGCCGTATGGCCCTTCGACGTCGATGCATACGCAGACTAAGACGCCCGCATCGCGCACTTGCACAATTACGTCTATGATTTCAGCAAGGTCCTGAAGACGATCATCAACGATCGTTAGCTCTTCCTGCGCCTGAAACTGAAGAAGCTTTGGCGCAATCGTTTGCCGGCGCTCCAGAACGCCCTCATGGCACCAGGCATGCGTCCAAGAAAGCCAGTCCTTGGTACCTGTCTCTCGACCAACGACACTCAACCCGAAAAGATCGTCGAGGCCGCCGCCATCGATGCCTATGACGACAGCCTCGCAACGCTCCAATATGGCGTCCAGGGTGATCGATTCATCGCTACGCTCAAGCCAATAGTCGGCACCCGGCCAACCATCTGATTTCAGACCGATACCAACCTCGATGTTGAGGTGCTGGGACGCCCAGATACGGCGGTCCTTTTCTCCCTTGGCCTTTTCGCCTTCCCAGTCCTTGATCAGGCTGTCGAGGCGCATGGAGCGGCCGAGGTTCGGCATGACAAGATGCCAGCACTCCGGATTTTGCCAGAGGTTGGCGTCTTTGGCGATGTGCTCCGGGAACTCGTAGAGCACCGCCAGCATCGCGCGGAATGTTTTGCCTTTGAACTTGCCGTCGCGGATCTTGCGAGCGGTGATCAACTCATCGCGAAAGACACCGGCGGGCGGCTCGTCCGACTGTGTCGTGATGATCATGAAAAACCCTTCCGAGTTCTTCTCGAGCCCACCACGTATTTGCCGGATCACTTTCGCGGCGTGAGTGTTTCGACCCAGCAACCAGAGTTCGTCAAGGAGGACGAAGACAGGCATTGATCCGGTCAGAATGTCCAGGGAGAAGGTCTTCACCTTCATCTTGGAGCCGTTCTTTTTGTCGTGAATTTCCTTGAGGTGGAATTTCACGTCAAATCGACGCTGAAGATCGGGGTCCAGGTTGATCATCCCGGCCGCCTGCGTGAAAGCGCGATCCGAAATCGCCTGGGTGGGACCGATGAACAACATTTCGGCGAGAGGCCGGACATTCATCAGCATGGCAGTAACGATCATGCCGCCTGAATATGTCGTTTTGGACTGGCCTTTCGGCACCATCGCCATGACTTCGCGGATCATCCGCTCATTCGTCACAGGGTTTCGTGAACCGAAAACGGCGCGAACAATATCGCGAAACCAGTCTCCGCAGGCATCCTTCAGTTTCGGAGTTCCGGGAACATCCGGGAGCCTCAACTCGTCGAAAAAGCTGACTGCAATATCGGCTTCGTCACGGAACAGCGGAAGCTCCGGTACAAGGGAGCGACCAGACAGGATCCGCTCCTCCCAATCCGTGCAGGACAAATCCCACGGAATGGAAGGCGTGAAGTCAGTTGAGCTTGTGTGCAAGACCATCGCGTTGGGCCATTAACTGACCAAGCGGCGAAGAGGTGTCAGGGTTTTGCGCATCGCGCAGCGCCTGTTCCTTCTTGCCAAGTTTCTTCTCACGCTCCGCAGAGTTCTTAAGCGCCCGACGCTGGAAGGCGTCATCGGCGATCATTGCGCCTTCGAGCTTTCTGTTCAGCTCCTTGATGGCGCCGACGTTTCCGGCCTCTGCCTGTTCGTAGAGCCGGAGGAGCATCTGCCCCTCGAGCCGGAAGCGGCCTTCATCGCGATGCTTCAGTTCCGAAAAATAATGCTTACGAAGCGTTGGTTCGGTGATGTTGAGAGCTGCCGCCATTTCGTTCGGCTTACGACCAATTGCGATTAACAGCATGATTTTATTGCGACTTTCTTTTGTCGGCTTGTGTTCGGGCCGACCCCTCTTCGGTGAAGAGCCGTCAATCAGCACTCCGAAGAGGTCGAAAATCTCGTCCGACATAAAAAAAACCTCTGGCTGAGCCCAATGCGGTGGGGGACCCGTTTCGGGCCGGGGATTTAAACCCCCTACCCCTGGCTCGACGATGCCAGCCTGTCGGTTCTCGCTCGCACTGTCTTCAAGGTATGATGCGAGCCGCACAAGCATTGACCGTTCTTGACGTCCAAAGGATCGCCACCATCCTGGCGCTCAATGATGTGATCCGCGAAGAGGCGTTGCGGCGCACGCACTTGGCAGCGGCCATTCTCGTCAACCCATTCGCATTGCCACCCGGCTCGGACCTTGACGGCGGTGCGCCACTGTTGATGCGCCGCCGTTCCCAGTTCCTGATCAGCCTTCTTGGGTAGTGGCTTCACGCTTCGGGTGTCGAGCATGCGCACCCCTGTCTGCAGCATCTTCACGCGAGGACGTTGTTTGACCGTCACACTCACGCCCCACAAACACGAAGCCCGCCGATGTCTCCACCAGCGGGCTTTCCGAACCTTTTTCAGTGTCATCAATCTATGTCAACCAGCTGACGCATAAAAGCCTTGTCGCGTCATTTATTTCTCAATGTTTTCAATAACCAACTCGCGATCATCCGCTTTTGCCTTTCGCATCCACGGAATACGCACCGGATGAAACTCTGCAATCTCGAATGCTTCGACCGCATCAACCAGCCCATTGCGAAGGTGCAGCAATGCATCTTGCCACAGTTGCCACTCTGCCCTCGCCTGGATATCGACGAGGATGGACCTTTTCAGTTCAAACTTCCGGTATGCCCCCGCCTTTGGCCGATGCTTCCGGCGATCATAACCATCCGCAGTCTCGATCTGATATGGCCGGCCATCCTTGGCGCCGACCGTCGTCTTGATGAACCATGCGGGCTTACCGCCCATCATAACCAGGCGGAACCCGATATCGCCATCGATCCGCCAATCCGGGCCGCGCCCGAGCAGCGCCACGCGGGTGACAAGCGACACCATTGCCGCGCCAGACCACATGTCGGCTCGCCAGTCCGCACGCGACGTGAAGCGCGCAATCTCATCCTCGATCAGCCCATGAGGATCATCAAATTCAGCCAATGGGTTCCAGGACGCCGGAAATTCGATCTCAAGCTTGGCCAGCGCCTTGACCGCGCGCCCCACCTTGAGCGCGTCAGGATGCGGATCATCCGTTGAAATGAAGTCGGCGATAACCCCAAAGGTATTCGGTGTCCGGTCAATCAGTGTGCCCAGCTCCACAACATCGTTGAACGAAGACCCTGCCGAAGCGTAGCCGAGAGAGACCTGACCACCACCCGCCCCAACCTTGCAAAGCTCTTCCCGAAACGCCCATTCCAGCAGCTTCTCAATGGTGATCTTCCGCTTCATGGTCTTCTCCTGATAGTTCTGACAGTTTAACTGACAGTTTCCAGATAGTTTTATTCAATGAATTCAATGGCCTTGATAGTTCTGACAGTTTTCCAATACATCACATTGTCTTTTCCCCCTTCCCCCTTCGCTTCCTATGCTAAGGACGCGAAAAACTGTCAGAACTATCAGACAAACATTGTTTTTCCTCGATTTTCCGCCTCACAAACTCGCAGAAAACTATCCGGCAAACTGTCTGGAACTGTCTGCCACCTGATAGTCTGAACAGCGAGACACAGGTGCGCGGGGGTTGCGGGGTCATGGCAGGAAATCCTCGTAATCGGCGGGCGGCGGCCGGTTCGTGTCCTGCGCATCAGGCACGTTGACCAGCTGAATGCCGAAATAGAGGACGATCCCAGACGACTTGTCCTTCTCAAACTTCCTGCTCATCTCGCGCCCGAAAGCCGTGTTGTTCATCGGCTTGCCGCCCTGGTCGATCGTGAAGTTGCAATAGGCCTGATAGAGCAGCTTGCCCTGCACGGGCGGCGCATCCGGGTTGCGCACGATGCACCGCGCCACGAAAGCCGCCGTGCGGTCCATGTCGTCGCGATATTCCTGCGTGGCCTTGCGCACGGCCTCGGGGATCACGAGGCCCTCGCGCAGATAGATGTTCACTCCCTCAATCAGCCAGTTGAGGATGCCGGAATATTCCGGCTCGAAATCCGCCAGCACTTCCTGAAAGTCGCGCCGATCCTCGACCGCGATCTGCTTTGGCCAGAGGATCACGGCCATGCGCCGCCAGATGCCCTCATCCGTGCCGGTGATCTTCGGATAGCCGTTGCCGCTCATCATGGCGATGAACTGCGGTTCGAAATCGATATAGCCGTTGAAGAGGTCGCGCGCCGTCACGGTCTCGCCGCCGGTCAGCTCCTTCACCAGGTTCTCGCGCAATGGCTCGCCTTCTGGCAGCTCCTTCACGCGCAGCATGCGCCGGCCATAGAGCCGCACGATATCCGGGCTCGCCCCGCCTGACGATGAGCCCTCGCCCACGATACTTGTCGAAGGCAGCGTCACGGAGGCGGACCCGAGAAGCCGGCAAATCGTCTCCATGTAGACCGACTTGCCGTTTGCGCCCGAACCGTAATGGAAGAACAGATATTGCACCGTGATGCCGAGGAGGCTGAGACCGGAGCTCACCTGCACAAGTCTACGCACGGCCGGGTCCGGCAGCTTCGTCTCGATGAATCTGTCCCAGCGTGGGCACTTCGCCGCGCTGTCATAGTCGACGGGGATGACGCTGGTGATCTTGTCCTCACGCCTGTGGCCGGGATGCACCTTCAGCGAAAAGGCGCTGCAATAGTCGATATACTCCGCCGCATCGGGCGTTTCTTCCAGGCTGACGAACCGGGCGTTCTTCCGCCGCGACATGGTGAGATCAAACCGCAGCGTCGCGTTGCGCGCCGCAAACATGTACTTGTCCGCGTTCATGTCGTCAGGGCTGACGAGAAGATGGGGCGCGGCGCATTCGAGCGCCGATTTCATCCGCCCGCTGTTCTTCGAGGTCACGGCATGCTTGGCCCGCGCCGATTTCCGCTTGTTCAGCGCATCGAGCGCCCCTTCCGCAGCTTCCGCAACGAATTTCTGCCCCGGCGTCCTGAAACTCGGCTCTATGTCCAGATAGTCCTTCCCCGCGTCATAGGCCTCCTGCTCGGAAGGGATCATCTTGAGGTATTCAGCCTCCAGCGCGATCCGGTCGCCAAGCTTCTGCGCAATGGCCAGGCTCTTCGGGCCGCCATTCGCCACGTCCCAATGCGTGCCTGTCCACACGGCAAAGAGCGGCTGTTTCGCCTTCTCCTGCGCGATGACTAGAAGATCCTGCCCGAAATGTAGCCGGAGCCGTTTCGCATTGTCCGTGTCCGAATGGTCGAGTTCTGCGCATTCGGCAAGGATAGCCGGATCGACCGGATCATCCTTGCCGACGGCGGTAATGGCCTCATGGGCCGAACGCCCCTTCAGCGCCGAGGCCTCGCCCTCAATCACCACGCCCGCATTTTGCCCGCGCTGCGCCTGGGCAATCGCCAGCATGCGCGCGACGGCGTCGGGAAGTTTCAGATGCTCTGTCATGCTATGCACTCGCCATCGTCCTTTTGGCAAAGGACGCCATCCGTCGACAGAGCAAAATCTCCCTGCCGTTCTATAAACTCTCGGAGCTGCCGACGGCTATATCGATCACTGAATTGGTGCATGCGGGCATGCTCATGATGCTCCCACCACGCATGACGCAATGGCATATCCCTTGACAATGCCGACAGATATGCTTCCGATTTTAGGAAGCAGCCATCGCAGTTCCCGCCGACCGTTTTCCCCCTGACAACAGGCAACGCTAGGTCGAACGGCTGCCCTCGCCAAAATGCATGAACGTCATGCTTTCCAACGCCTGCAGCGCGCAGCGGCGTCCAAGGTGTAGATCGGTTATCCCTGAAAGGCTCCCGATGCTCCTCATCCGCTCTGAAGCCGATCGCGGATGTCCATGACTTCCATCCTTTCGAAACAAGGTATCGCTTCGCCGTCAGTGTCTTAAGCTCCTTGGAACACCACTTCTTGAATTGATTTGGCAGAGCCTGCTTCTTTGCAATCAGAGCATCGAACGGCTCACCTTCTCGCGATGCGCCCTGAAAACCTACCACTTCGAAGAGCGGCATGACGGCCCGGAATTCGAGCCAGGTGACAGGCACTCCCCAGCGCGTCGCGACCTCTCGGACAAAGTCGAGGGTTTGCGGCATTTCTCGTCCTGTATTCTGAAAAGTAACTTCGACGCGCTCCGGAAGGCTTCCGTTTGCCTCAAGAATTTGATGGAGCATAAAGGCTGAAGTCCTACCACCGCTGAAAGCGATCTGAACACATCCGGTCGGCAACAGATATGGGGAGACCATCACGCCGCCTCCTTCATGGCTTCCGCCACCTGCTTCGCCACATCGGCCCAGTCCATCTTTTCCGGCGGCCAGCACGGCACGATCGTCAGCCCCTCGCGCGCAAGCCGCGCCTCGGCACGGGCAATGGCCGAAGCCGTCCAGACCGGTTCACTGTCTCCATCGACCGCGATCACGAACTCGCGCACATGGTCTGGCAGGGTGAGCGCCCGATTGTCATTGGCCGCTGGCACGGGACCGGGAATACGCCGCGCACGCCATCGGCCGCGCGCGTCCTGGTCCTTGATCGTCGGATGAGAGAAAGCCGATTCGGGATCGGCCTTGCCGGCAAGGTTGTCCATCGCGCCCGTGGCCAGATAAAGCGTATCCTCGCGCCACCCATCGAGCGCCGCAAAGCCCAGCACACTCTCGATCCCCTCGGCCGCGACCCAGCGGGCAGCGGAAAGATCGCCAAGAACTGGGATTAGTGCCCCAAGCTTCGAGCCCTGCATCTTCTTTGATGCCATCCTCTCGTAATGCCCGGCTTCGATCATATCCTGCGGAGGCTCGACCTTCGGCGGCAGCTGCGCGACGCCTGCCTTCGCTGCATCTTTGCTGCGCGTCCAGAGCACCACGCGGAATTTCGGCGGCGCGGACATGTCGATCCACGTTTCGTGACAGCCAACGACTTCGCCATCCAGAGAGACAAAGGGCGCTATCTGTGCAGGTCCCTGATGAACGATCGTCGCATAGCCACGCTCGTCACGGTGCGCGTCTGACCAGTAGCTATGCGCAGGATCGAACCGAATATTTTCAAAAACCGCCTCAGGTACATCGAAACCGATGCGTTCCTTCAGATAGGCCGCAACAACGCCGTTATCGTCCCCGGCATTGAAATAGATGCCACGCCCTTTGCGAATGGCCTTTTGGCGCTGCCGCTCGCCCTCGTCCTCGCGCTCCTGCGCACGACGCTCCGCGTCGGCCTCAGCATGGGCGATCCGCTTCAGCCTGACTTCCCGCTCCTCATCCGTCTCGACCGCGCCGCCATCCGGGATAGGCTGTCCAAGAACCTCGGAACACGCTTCCAGAAAATCGAAAGGGTTGCGCACATCCTTCTTCAGTTCGTGCGCAGCCAGAGCAATGGCATCCGTCCCGCGCGCATCGCATCGGCGGCAGAAGAACGCGCCCTTTTTCCAATTCACATTGTAGCGATCCTTGCCGCCACATTGCGGGCAGGGTCCAACCCATTCGGCCTTGCCGTTCTTGCTGACGCGCCCGAACCGCCCCGCAATCTTCACGAACGGAACTAACCGCGCCTCGGCAATGAAAGCCTTGATGATCTCGTTCATTCCGCCACCTCGATTTTCTTCGCCTTCGAAAAGTGCAGACAAGGCGGCGAAACGTAGATCACGACGACTTGACCGATACGACCATGGTCAAGCGGTGCAATCGCATCGACCAGGTTCGACCCGCGAAGAGCGTCAGGATGGTTGGCTGCGTGGCGCGCAAGCACATCGGGGTTATGATTGACCGGATGGCTCTTCATGCTGCCACCGCCTTGACTGCCAGATGGTTGCAGTTGGCGGCGACCAGGGCACGCGCAACAGGAGGGCAAACGCTGTTGCCGACGCAGCTCACCTGCACCTCTTTCGAGAATGGCACCCACACCGGCCCGCCATTGTGGCCGATCCGCGTTTTGTCGAAATACCCGTCGATCCGGTAATCGCGCGGGAAGCCTTGCGCGTTGTAAAGCTCGCGCGGCGTCAACATGCGCATGCCGATATCGACCACCACGAAGGTGACGCCGTCTATATCGATCGTCACGAACTCGCGTTCGTCCCATACGCCATGCGCCCGCAGGAAGTCGGCGACCTGTCGAGCGCGGCCGGCCTGCGCTTCCGTGAACGGCGGCACATCAATGGTGGCTTCTATATGCCCGAACCTGTCGCGCGTCGTCACGGTGTGGCCCGCACCATCCTCGCGGCACCCTTCACCCGTGCCATAATAAGATTGCAGGTAAGGCATGATCAGGCGGCTCTTGCCTTGCCCCTCCGGCATGACGGTCGCGGCCGGAACATCCACGGCATGCCCCGTCGAAGTGCCGAAATCCCGCGCAACATAGGCAGACACCAACTGCTGATGGCTTCCGGTCTGCGTTATCGTCGAAGATGCATCATCGAGAGATCGTCCGGGATTGACGCCACCATGTCGACGGCTGTCATTGTTGGCCTGCGCCATATACCCGCAGAACATTGCGTTCTGGTCCTTGCCGCTGGCCGTGATGGTGTGCGCTTGCCCATCCATCGGCCGGCTTGATCCACCCTGTTGCGCATAGGTCAGAACGGGTGCCAACAGGCCAAGAGGAGCCGCGCCGCCGGGACGCTTGACATAGCTGTTGGCCGTGATCGTGGGCATCTGCCCGTCAATCGCCGTACCCGTCGCACCCGTATTGAAACGCTGGATGGACGGTGAAATCAGCGCCTTTTCCCCACGGTGAGCCCCCGTAATCGTCATAGCCGGCTGGTCGATATCTTCGACTCGACCGCCGTGTGTAACGTTCACAAGAAACGGACGCTTGGCCTTCAACACGAACCGATCAAAGCCGCGCGCGATGCGAGCCTCCGAATTGTTTGCGAGAGGCCGGACCGCCCGAAGCCCATGCTTTTCCCAGATCTCGGCAGCAGTATCGAAGATCGAGGGGCAAGGCAGGCTGAAGTCTATGCCGCTTGCAATGATCGGCCATGGCTGCTTCCTACCTGCAATAACATCCGGATCGTCAGGTGCGCCGTGCGTCGGCTCCGGCCACACGATTTTCAGGCCGTCGAAGCGGATGATGATGAAGAGCCGCTTGCGGATCGTCGGCGCACCATAGTCACGCCCCCGCAACTGCCGGCTTTCCATCCTACCGCCGAGCTTGCGAATGGCCTTGCACCATTTCTGATAGGTTTCGCCCTTGCGCGCCGGATCTGGCATCAGGCCCCGCTTCGTCTCGATCAGCGGCCCGTAGTCTTTAAACTCCTCGACATTCTCCATCATGACGACATCGACCTTGCCGCCGCTCTGCTGGATACGCTCGATCCAACCGGGGATGATCCAGCAGAGATCGCGAATGTTGCGCTCGACAGGCTTCCCGCCCTTCGCCTTGCTGAAATGCTTGCAGTCCGGAGAAAACCACGCGAGGCCGATATGCTTGCCGCGAAGATGGTCGAGCGGATCGATCCGATAGACGTTTTCCGAAAGATGGATAGTGTTCGGGTGATTGACCGCATGAAGCGCCAGCGCCGCCGCATTGTGGTTGATGGCATAATCCGGCGAACGGCCAAGGGCCTGTTCGATCCCGGTCGATGCCCCGCCTCCGCCGGCAAAGCTGTCGATGATGTAGGGTCCATTCGGACCCATCATCGCTTGCGCGGAAAGAGCCACTCCGGCAAACAGGCTTCCAACGTGGGCGTTCATAATTCCCCCTTCGCCTTCTGAATGTCCGCGTCCTGTGCAATGCGCAGCTGCCCGCGCGCGATCATGGCCGTTAGGCAGTCGTCGAATTCGGCTGGCCAGTGTTCCCGCATGCCGCAGAGAACCGGCGTTCCCGGTGTCCAGCCCCTCAAGCCATAGGCGTTGCGCACATGGCGGATATGTTCGTTGGGAAGCGGGATGCCTGCGGCGGAGGCAACGCGATGCGCCTCACCGATCGAAGGGGCAGCGACGATGATCAGGAAGGTGCGATCCTCACGCTTCGCCAGCATGGGAGCCTCCCTTGAGCGCCTCGGCATTCGCCCGACCGAGTTCCGTCAACTCCCATTGCGACGGCGAAGCGCGATTTCCTCGCGTCAGCCGCACCACCAGACCCTGATCTTCTAGTGTGCTGGCCGTGGCAACGATCTTGCTGACGCCCCCGCTTCGCCACAGCCCGACCTCCTGGCAGAACTGAGACGAAAACTGCACGGGCGTTTTCCGCGCCACCATGATCGTCAGGATCAAGGCCGCCACGCTGTCTCGAACGCGAACAGGAAAACGAGAAAGCTGGAGCCGCGCCTTGCGCTCCTCTTCCTCCAGAGCCCGCAGCCGCTCGGCCTCGGAAACCTTTGCAATCGGTTCGATGACAACGAGTTCGCCACGTTCAACACGCGCCTTTCGTTCGGCAGAGGCCTTCGACTTTTCAACGGCGACAGCGCGCGCTTCTGAAAGCTCGATCGCGTGTTCCATACGAAACCCGCCACCCGTTTCGGCAATTCTCACCAGGGCCGGATAGGCTGGTGCTCCAGCCTCCAGAAGCAACAATGCCCCCTCTTTCGCCTGGTGCGCCGGCATGTTGTAAAACCCCGGCTTGGGCGGCAAAACGGGCCACACGATCGGGTCCAAAACAAGAAAACGCTTCGTGTTCAACGCCATTTCGAACCTCCTGATTTCGGGGCTTTCACGGCCGCCTGAGCCTCGATCACCGCGGCGGCCGGCATGTCCGGAGCGGCAGGTTCTTCCGCTACCTTTGCGGCCGCATCCGGCGTCAGATGCGCAAAGGCAATCGCCCGCTCGCGCTCCTCATGCCGGCGCTGCCAGTCGGCGATCCGGTCCATCATCTTTTCTGAAACGCCGCTCGATTTTCCGCTGGCCTGCCGCTCGCGCCAGGCGAGCTCCGCCAGCGACGGATGCCGCGACATCCATTTGCCGATGCAGGGCATGCCGTCGGGAATGGCGCGGATCACCTTCGGATCCTCGGTCACGAGGCACCATTTCGGGCATTGGTCGAGATAGACATTGAGAGCAAACCGCAAGCCTTCTCTGGCATTGTCGGTGGCGATGACAAGCATGATCCCGTCGAAATTCATTCGGCGGCCTCCATCGTCTGGCGATCCATCAGATCGAAGAGCGTGGGCATCGCCATGTCGCGCACGGCGGCCTCGACATATTTCGCACCGTCGAGGAAATAGCCCGGGTTGAGTTCGGTCGCGACCGCCTTGCGGCCCTTGCGGATCGCCCGGTAAGGCACGGTCATCAGCCCGCCGAACGGGTCGAACACGGTCTCGCCCGGCTCGGTATATTGGGCGATCGCCCGGTCGACGATGTCGAACTGCAGCGGGCAGAGATGCATCTCGCGCCCCGCCTGCGCCTGCAGCGTGTTCATGGACAGCATGCGGGTGATGTCGGTCCACACATCGTCATGCTTGGAATGCGGCGGCAGCAGCATGAAGGTCGAAGGCAGAAGCCCGCGCTCTTCCAGATGCTCGGCAATCTTCACATGATGCTCGAAATCATAGATCGCCTCGAGGCTGTACCGCTTCCACAGCTTGAAGATCTGGTGATGCTCCAGCCCGCCAAGCTCGGCCGGCGTCAGGAAGCGCTCGCCCGAGGACGGCATGTAGCCATGCGCATCGAGCTGCCAGCGGGCGCGGCTGTAGCCGTCCTCATTGGTCCAGACGCCGCCGGCGCCGGTCCATTCGCGCTTGTCCTTCTTCACCGGCCGGTCGGCATAACCGTTCGAGGCATCGCTCGGCGGCTTGCGGAAAATCAGCAGATATTCCGGCATGCCATTGCCCATCCGGCTGCCGTCCTTGCACTGCTCCGACCAACCGAGCCGGTAGGTCTGGTTATTCTCGCGCACCACGTCCGTGGTGATCGTCTTGCGCGAGAGAAAGGCAAAGCCATGCTTCTGGAAGGCGCGGATGCAATCGTCGGAAAAGGGATAGACGGTCTGGAAGCCGAGACCGGTCATCCCGCCCGGCACGATCCGGTCCTTCACATGGATTGCCGCGACCCGGCCCGGCGATAGCACCCGAAGCAACTGCGGGATCAGGAAATCCATCTGTTCCCAGAAATGCCCGTTGTCGTCGGTATGGCCGAAATCGGCATAGTTCGGCGAATATTCGTATTGCGTCGAAAACGGGATCGAGGTGACGATCAGGTCAACGCTGTCGGGCGCCATGCGTTGGCACTCGACGACGCAATCGGAATTGACAATGCGATAGCCCTCACCGGCGATCTCGACCCGCTCGACGCCGAGCGCCCGCGTCAATGTCGCGGCAATGGCCGCGCTCGAAAGCCCGTATTCCTTGATGATCTGGGTCATGATCGCCCTCTGCTCGATGTGGCGTTTCCACTTCGCTTCCAGGCTTTCACGCGCCGACCGTTCGGCCTCGGTATAGATGAGGTCGATCCGCACCTCGTGGCCCTGCATGAAGCGCATGATCCGGTGGACAGCCTGGATGAAGTCGTTGAACTTGAAGCCGATGCCTAGAAAGATCGCCCAGTGGCAATGCCACTGGAAATTTGGGCCGGAGCCCAGCATCTGCGGCTTTCCGGCCAGCTCCTGAATGCGACCTTCCGAAAAGCCGATGACGGCCGCCTCGCGATCTTCGATCTCCTGCGAGCCATAGACCGAGACGACGCTAGGGATTGCCGCCTCGATCGCCGCCCGCTCGCTCTCCAGATCGTGCCAGAGGATCCTGTGTGCTTCCGGGTCAAGCGCCCGAAGCTCCATCATCTTGGCGATACGATCGTCGATGCTGTCCCGCTTCTCCCGCGCCGCGTCAGAAAGCGAGGCGGCGGCATTGCGCAGCAACCGCCCCTGCCCGTTCTTCTCTGCCCCCGCAGCACGGTGATCGCTCGGCAGCTCGTGCCAGTGCACGACCATCGGCGGCAGATCATAGCCCTCGTCCGAACATCCGAGATCGGACGGCTTCTCGACAAAGAGCCCCCAGGAGGCGACCCACAGCCAGAACTCGCGCTCCTTGTGCGGGTGGATCGTCAGGCTGTCCGCCTTCTCCGAATTGCGCTTGAAGAAGCGCGTCTTCGCCTGGCCGACATCCATGATTTCGAGGAAGGCGGAATAGGCGAGCAGTTCGATATATTCGTTCGGGCTCGGCGTCGCAGTCGCCACGAACTTGAAGCGGATGCCGTCGAAGAGCCGCATGAATTCGCGAAACGTCTTCGACCCGCCGAAGCCGCGCAGACACGCCGCCTCGTCGAGGCTCGCCGCGGTGAAGTGGCGCGGATCGAGCTTGCCATCGCGCACCGGCTCGTAATTCGTGATGCAGATGCCCGCTTCCGGCGCTTCCCCGATCGACTTGATGAAGGTCAGCCCATAGGACCGTTCCGGATGCCCTTCGCGCCAGGCGGCAAGGGCCGCGCGCTCGGCATCAGTGATCCGCTCATGCTGCCCGGTTTCCAGCATGGCCGCGTCGCGGCGGAATTCCTGCCGGACACCCAGCGGCGTCACGATCAGCCCGCGCCCGCCATGGCGGTTGAGAACGAGCCGGATGATTTCCAGCTGCACCACGGTCTTGCCGAGCCCGAAGGCCGCGAAGATTGCGCGCCGTCCGCCGGCGCAGGCCCATTTGACGATAAGGCGATGATGATCTTTGAGGATCGGATTGATATCCTCATCCGCCACCGCGAAGCCGGCTTCCTGCGCCAACTGAACCTTGGCTTTGAGGAAGGCGAGATAGGCGTCGCTTTCGATCGCCTCGGCAGACATGGGCGGCTTGATCGAAACGGTCATCTCACGCAGCCTCGCAAGCCAGACGGCCAGAGGTCACGAGACCCGCATGCACCGCACACCACGAACCCAGCGGCTCTTCCGTCGCCGCGCCGCAGCAGGGCGAGAACGGCCCGGCGACAGCGGTGAACGCGACAAGCGGAAACTTGCACTGCCCGGCTTTCAGATCGACAAAGGCAACCGTCGTTTCGGCGAGCTGATAGCGCGAAAGATCGTTGCGCTCGCCCTGCGGGAACAGCGGCGACACCGCCTTTTCGGCAACCGCCGTCTTGCGATCGATGACCGCCAGAAGCTTCTCGGCCTTGGCCTTCTCGATCGCTTGCGCCCGCGCCTGCAGCCTCTCAAGGCGTGCGGCGCGAGCCGGCTGCGCCATCTGCTGCCGTTCGCGCTTCACGGCGCGCTGACCATGCGGTCGATAAATGTCCGGTCTGCGATGCACGCGGCCAATCACCGCATTACGCGATTTCCCGACAGCCATCGCCACTTCTGTCGCGCTCTTCCCATCGTTCCAGAGACGAGAAGCAGTGGCATCTTCCTGTTCTGTCCAGCCGAACGTCATGGCTTTTCTCCGAGCGCCCGCAGCGCTTCCTGAAAAGCCTTCATCCCGGCGTTCAGATGGTTGACCATCTCGCGATCTTCGGTAGGCGTGATCTTGCCGTCGGCCAGCGCATCGACGATAGAGCCCGCCGCGTCGCCCGCCTTGCGGACAAGATCCATGGCATGACCGTGATTGATCCCCGCTCCGGTGCGCGATCCCGCCTCGACGATCTCGTATCCGATCTGCCCGGCCAGCCAGGCGAGAAGAACCGGCGATCCCGAAAGGATCATCGCATCGAGAACGACGTCGACTGGCAGCTGATCGTCATAGTGATCGGCAAGGCAGCGCGATATCTGCGGCTCCTTGAGCCTCGTCGCACCGGCCAGGCCCTTGCCGCCGCCGGCATTGCTGACGAGTGCCCGCAGCACCCGGCGGAGCTGCGCGCGCTGCTCGATGGAAGACGCCTGTTCGGCCATGGAGGACACCCTCGAAAAGATGAAGAAAGTCAACGAAATCCACGCGCCGGAAATTTCGGTGACCGGCGTCGTTTTGTCGGTAATGGTGCTGTCAGTTCAGCGGCGTACGCAGCCGCGCCTCACGGGATCACGGTGGACCACATGCGAGACGGAAAGACGATTGACTGGAACACGGGGGGCGGGCTGAGCCCCTATGCGCGGCTTGATGTTGCCGCCATCCCCTACCGGTCATCACACCGGTCAATGGGTGCTGACGGCCTTGCGAGCCGGACCAGACCCCCCTCTCCAGGTATTTGGTTGCAGGGGCGGGATTTGAACCCGCGACCTCGTGGTTATGAGCCACGCGAGATACCGCTTCTCCACCCTGACATGAAAAGTTCGAGGCCATCATTCGGCGGCCTCCGGAACCGAAAAGAACCAAGCGTCGTCCCACTGGATATCCCGCTCAAATGCGGCATCCCTAATCTTTTGCATTTCCTCAAGCGAGGGCGCACCGCCGTTCTCCCAGCGAGACACAGATCCTTGCCGAACGCCGGCCATGTCCGCAAACTCCTGTTGCGTGACCTTAAACACCTGTGTCCGGATGAATTTGATCTGGTTCATGCCGAACATGATTATTCGTTTTCGGATTTTATGCAAGCTGAAAAATATACGTCTTCGAATTTTGCCGCAGCGAGTGACTCGTTTAAGGTCTAACCCATGAAAAACGTTTCGAAAATGGTCATGGAAATCATGCACGCGACTGGCTGGACCCAGCAGCAGCTCGCGGAGAGAGTCGGCGTAGGACAACCCACCGTATACCGGTGGACACGAGGGGAAGGCTCTCGTGGAACTAATTTTGCGCGCCTTCAGGATCTCTATCATAAGATCGTTCAGTCTTCGACGGAGCCGCGTGAGGTTCAAACGTCGTCGAGCAATCAGACAGGCATCGAAATAATTGGTGCAATCCGAGCGGGAAACTGGCTAGATACCAGCCTCATCGATGAAAACCCTGACTTTCAGTATATTCCAGTGACACCAGACGAACGGTTTCCCCGCGCAAGACAATACGCCCTTGAAGTACAAGGTGATAGTATGAACCTTGAGTATTCGGAAGGAACGTTTGTCATTTGCGTAGATTTTTATTCGAGCGGCCTAGAAATGCGTGAGAACATGATCGTTCACGTCGAGCGAAATCGCGGACCGCTCCGCGAAATTACACTCAAGATGCTCAAGAAGCACGGAGATGGCTGGAGACTTGAACCTCGTTCTTCAAATCCTTCACACCGACCTATTATCCTGAGCGAGGGCGAAGAGACTGAGGACGAGGTGCGCATTCGCGGTATCGTTATCGGTGACTACAGACGCCGGTTTATTTAATTTTATCCGGGGCTTTCGGAAAAGCACCACCCATCTTAACCGGGTGTACCTGATTGATCTTCAAGTCTTTTTGACCGCCTTCTACCCTGCGCCATCCATTCATCAGCATGCACTGGCGCATAAAATTGTCGACTGCAATAGCGTTTCCGATCGCATTTCCGATGGCGGCGCCCGCAACGTACGCCTGACTTCCCATAGCAAAATAGCCTTGCTGCGCACTCGATGACATCAGGTTGCAACGGGCATTGGTCATTTCCAGGTTCGGCGGATTGGGAATGATAGGTTCGTAGGTGATGGTGGACTGACAACCAGCCAAGACGAGACAACCCAGCAAATATAAAGCTCGCATCAAATTTCCCCCAAATACCCTTGGACAAATCAAGCAAATCGCGCGCCGGTTGTCCAGCGAGGAGTCCGACCGTCAAATAACAGCATCCGTGCGACTCACAGTAAGCGACCGCGTCGCTCTATCTCGAATATTCGTTTATGTATTTTTCAGATTGACGCTAATTCGTTTTCGGATATTATCCTTCCGTTCCCGCCGCACCCTGCCGCGTCGGGTTTGTCCCCCCGGACCCCGCCGCGCCGAAATCCCCTCCGGCGCGGCGGACGGGATGAGCGGAAAGGCGCGAGACGATGTCAGTGCAAGCAATCGAAGACGCAGAGCGCAATGTCGTAAAGTTCACGCCTCGGAAGGCTCAATCCCAGATCGTTGATCCTATTGTGCCTGACCTGATGAACCTGCCCGGAGCAAAGCTTCTTTGTGCAGGGTTCTCTCAAGCTCTAGCGCGATCTCTCGCACCGTCGTCTGCGCAGCTTTCACCGAGCGATCGGCATTTGGATGTGAAGCCATTTTCGCCATGCCTTCCTCAAGAGGCCGAAGATATTCCCCCAATGCCGTCGGTGGATGAGGCTGCGACAGCATCCATTTCGAGATCAAATGCGTCAGCATCGCTTCAACTGCAAACTGCCGACCGAGCAATTCTTCGACAGCTTCTTTTGCACTCACCTCATCAACCATTATCCGTCTCCCCTTCTGCCGCCACCATAGCAGGCATCAGCGATGAGACGCACGGGGAAAATGCGTTTACCCCTTTCGCAAGTCGCCGGCAGGAACTGCGCCTCAAAACCGAACGGCGCTGGTCGGAAGCAATCCTTGCGCAGACCCGCATCGGCGTCCTGGCCGTCGTCATCGCCGGCCTTTGCCTCGGCCTTTCGTGCGCTCTCGTCCTCAAGCGCGCGCCCGAAATCGCCCGCGCCATCAGCCTGGAGCGCCCGGCATGAACACGCCCGCAACCGTCGTCCTCACCGTCCTGATCAGGCTGGCGATCCTTGAGGCGCTGACCGGCGTGATCAAGCTGGGCGGCCTCTTCGACGGCTGCGAAGCCATCAAGCAGTTCATTTGCGTGCGCCTTTCCCCACCGGAGCCGCGCCAGTGAACATGACGCTCATCATGGTCAGCGCGACCCTCGGGCTGGCCCTTGTCTGTCTTTTCTTCGCACTTTGAAAGGTTACGCCATGCATCGCCCCGGATACGGCATTTTTTCAACTGCAGCATCGGCGCTGATGGCGCTGTTCGGTCAATCGGCTGCTGCGCTGACGACGTCGCATATGAACGCCAGCCTCTTCCCGGTTTCTCCGGTCACCGGTCCGCGCAAGCGGAAATACAAAGGCCGCACCGGAAAGCACTACCAGACCGGAAACGGCCAACGCGAAAATATGCGCAACGCCCGTCTTGCTGCGAAGATGCGCTCGACGCGCACGATGAACGACGACATGCTTGTGCGCCACCGGCCGGCGAATTCCGGCCCGGGCATGGATATGACCGTGTTTTCACGTCCCGTGCTCCGCGCCGAAGAGCGCCGCGATGCCAAGGCGCGCGCCCGAAATCTGAAATCCTCCGGCGTGCCGGCCAATTGGCGGCAGGTCATCGCTATGGACAGGGCCGTTACGACCGCAGCCCGGGCAGCGGAGTAATCAGCCATGACCGCCGCGCCTGACGACATCTTTTCCTTCAAGTCGGATGCTGATTTCGCCTGCACCGATCAAACGCTTTGCGAGGCGGAAGAGCTGGCGACCGTATTCACCCAGTTGACCGCGCAAGGGTGGCCGGACGCTGACGTTTTCTGCCTGGCAGTCGCGCTTCTGGCGACGTCCATACCGGGCGCGTTCGACGAATTTCCGAATGCGCTGTCGGACGATATGCGCCGCTATGTCGGCCGCAAGCTCGTCGAGGCCGGCCATGCCATGATGGGAGGCGTCAATTGACCTATCCCCGTCTCGCCCCGCGTCCGATCTTCGCCTATCGCGCCGATGGCTCCCGCCGCGACCTGGCGGCCCCGTGCGAGGAAGAGATCGACCTCTACGAGATCGCCGCAGTCCTCTCCAAGCTGCCGCGCTATAATGCGGCGCTGGCCGGCGCCGGTTTTTCCATCGCGCAGCATAGCGTCATGGGCGCCCAGGCGCTGCGCCGCGAGACGGACGAGCCCATCCTCGCAGCACTCTTCCTGCTGCACGATGCGCACGAGTTCCTGATTGGCGACCAGACAAGCCCGCATCAGCAGCTCTTCGAGGCGGTCAACCCCGGCTTCCGCGCCGCGCGCAAGCGCATTGCCGATGCCTGGGACGAGGCGATATATGCCGCATGCGCGCTTCCCCCGCCCGCCGCCTGGCGCACGTCATGGGCAAAGGCCGTCAAGGACATGGATATGCGCATGCTATCCGCCGAGGTGGCAGAGCTGTCGAGCGAACAGGCCGCGCGCCATGTCGACCCGGCCGATCCGCTCCCGCGCCGCCGTCCCGGCCGCCCGGCCGTTATCGGCAAGATACAGCCCTGGGGTCCGGTCAAGGCCGAGCTCGAATTCGTCCAGCTCGCCGAAACCCTGATCGGTCGCGACAAGGTGGCCGAAATGGCGGCCATCCACGCCGCGCATATCGAGACGACGCGGGCGCGCGCCGCCAGCCAGAAGGGTGCCGCCTGATGGGCAAGATCAATGAAATCCCGGTTGATCCGCAACCGCTTGCCATTCTCTCTGGCCGCATCCTCTGGCGCACAAGCGCCGAAGGCGAAGTGCTCGACGGCTGCGACCGTCAGGGCGTTCCGAGGAAGCTGAGCTTTTCGCCCGGGGCCTTCGTGCTATCCGATGAAGAAGGCAACGTGCTCTGCGGCCCGATCTCGCGCGGCGCGGCGCATCTGCTGGCAGTCGACATCATCTCCGGCGCCAGCCGCACCGCGACCCGACCCGGCCTCGCTTTGCATTTCGCCACCGTCATCCTCGGCATGACGCTGGAAACCACCAACGCGCCCGACCCGGTCGCCGCCGCGATCGAGACCGTGAAGCTTTTCGCCGACGCGCCAGCGGAGGTCACCCATGGCTGACCACCCCGCCGAACTTCTGGAAATCGTCCTGCCCCGCCGCGAGCGGCAGATCCTGCAGTTCTTCGTCGAGCGCAGGATCGGCACGGTTTTTCACAAGGATCGGTTGGTGGCGCATGTCTATGGCGGCGATCCAGATGGGGGTCCCGATGGCGGGGGCACTGTCATTGAAAGCCATGTGAGCAAGCTGAACCGCAAGTTCCTGAAATTCGGATGGCGCATCAAGTCGTCGCGCTTCGAAGGCTACTGGCTGCACAAGCTGCCGGAACAGAGCGAGCCGCCGCAGAGCGAACCAGCTCCCCGCCCACACCGCCATTTCACCCCGCCGCGCATCACCCTGCGCAAGCTGAAACGCATCGAAGCCCGCGCCCGTCGCGGCTGAAAGGAAAGACCATGGACGATTTTGAAGCGTTCGCGCTGCGCAAGGCAGCCCATAGCATCGCCGCCTTCGGCCCGCGTCAGACCGATGAAGGTATTCTCGACCATCTGAAAAAGGAAATCGAGGAAGTCAGGAGCGCTGAACGCCCCAAGGAAAAACAGCGCGAGTGGGTAGATATCTTCATGCTCGGCCTGGACGGCCTTCTCCGCTCGCTCATCCGCGAAGGCTATTCGACCACCCGCGCCGCTGCCGAAGCCGTCCACATGATCCGGACGAAGCAGACCGCGCTCGAAATGCGAGAGTGGCCGGACTGGCGGACGGTCGCGCCCGACAAGGCGATCGAGCATGTGCGGGAGGTAGAAGAGAAGACCGGCGCTCAATGCGCTCTCTGCGATGCATCAGGGCCTGACGTGGCTCTCGCCTGGACATTGAAGCACAAGAAGTGGCTTTGCCGAACCTGCGAGCAGATTATCGCGACCGCCCCTGACGGTCTTCATGCAGCCCCCCCCCCAAGAGCCCCTGACTGAACTCGCCCGCGGCCGATGGGCTGCGACCTGTGACGGCTTGCCTGAAAGGAATGGATGATGGCCGACAAGACCAAGATCGAATGGACCGATGCGACATGGAACCCGATCACCGGCTGTTCCGTCGTCTCGCCCGGCTGCACCAACTGCTATGCCATGCGCCTTGCCGGCACCCGGCTGAAGTATCACCCGACCCGCGAAGGCCTGACGACGATGAGCAAGGCCGGGCCGGTCTGGAACGGCGAGGTGCGGTTCAACAGGAATGCCCGCGCACAGCCTCTGGATTGGAAGCGCCCGCGCATGATCTTTGTCTGCGCCCACGGCGATCTCTTCGCCGAGAACGTGCCGGACGAATGGATCCTCGATGTCTTCACGGTCATGGCGATTGCCAGCCAGCATACATTTCAGGTTCTGACGAAGCGGGCCGAGCGGATGCACGAGTTTCTCAATCGGCCCGATCTGCTCGATGACATCTATGCCAACTGGTACTCGTTCAGCGGCGGCGCACGCGAGGTCTGGAGCTGGCCTCTGCACAACGTCTGGCTGGGCTGCTCTGCAGAAGACCAGGCGCGCTATGACCAGCGTCGCCGGTGGCTTGATGACACGCCTGCCGCCAAGCGGTTCTGGAGCATGGAGCCGCTGCTCGGTTCGGTCGAGATGAACATCAAGTTCGTGAAGCCGGACTGGGTCATTGCCGGCGGCGAAAGCGGCCCCGGTCCTTGGCCTCGCCCGATGCATCCGGACTGGGCGCGGTCCCTGCGTGACCAATGCGCCGCCGCCGGCGTGCCGTTCTTTTTCAAGCAATGGGGCGAGTGGCTTCCGGAAGAAGACCTCGACGAAGCGACAGCGCGCGAAACCTATCAGTCCGACCTTGCCGCAGGTCGCACATGGCGCTTCACGGGCGTTCCTATGCGCCGTGTCGGCAAGGCCCGTGCCGGCCGCCTTCTCGACGGCGTCGAGCACAATTCGATGCCCTCGATTGACCGGAGGGCTGCATAATGGCCGGCTCCGTCAACAAGGTCATCCTCATCGGTCATCTCGGCGCCGATCCCGAAATCCGCCGCAGCCAGGCCGGCAATCCGATCGCCACATTCCGGCTGGCGACCTCCGAGACCTGGCGCGACAAGCAGTCGGGCGAGCGCCGCGAAAAGACCGAGTGGCACAATGTCGTCGTCTTCAACGAAGGCCTGACCAAGATCGTCGAGCAATACGTCAAGAAGGGCTCGAAGATCTATGTCGAAGGCAGCCTCGCCACCCGCAAGTGGCAGGACCAGAACGGCAATGATCGGTATTCCACCGAGATCGTGCTCAAGGCCTTCGACGGCACGATCACCCTGCTCGATCGCGCAGAGGGTTCGGGATACCGCCCCGGCGGCAACAGCCCCGACGATTACGGCACCCCGTCCAGCCGCTCCACCTCATCCCGCGCGTCAGACAGTCCCGGCGATTTCAGCCGCGACATGAATGACGACATCCCGTTCTGACCCGGCCTCGCGCCTGACCCACAAGGAGACTTTGCATGTCCAGCATGAAACTCATCCGCGATGCCGACCAGCTGATCGGCATTCTCGAGCGCGGCGACCTGAAGGCCGATTTTTCGGCCAAGATCAGCGAGGCCGTCGCCCTGCTGCACCAGCTTTCGGAGGAAAACCCGAAGAAGAAATACAAGGCGGGCGTCGCGCTCAAGATGAAGCTCTCGATCGAAAACGGCGTCATCACGATCGACAACGAGCTTTCCACGACGCTGCCGAAGAAGGATCGCCGCAGCGACATCTTCTTCTCGACCGAGGAAGGCGCGCTCTCCACCGAGCATCCCTCCCAGCACGACATGTTCGGCGGCCCGCGCGTCATCGAGGGCGAGCGCGGCATCCGCCAGTAACCCTTCACCCTCTCAAGCAAGTCTAACTGAAAAGGACCATGACCATGGCAGACAAGACAGACCTCTCGGCTGTTCCGGCCGAACTGATCAGCCCGGCGCCCTTCATTCCGCCGGACCTCAAGGCGCTTCGCGACCTGACCGACGACGCCGGAACCGAGATCGTCCATATCAACCTGGACGAGCCACTTCCCGGCCTGCCGAACAATATCCCGGCACTGCTTGACCGCAAGGCCGGCAGAGTCCTGGGCGTCTCCGAACTATTCGAGAAGTATCGCACCCGCCCGGCCCTGAAATCCGGCACGGCGCATGTGACGGCCATCGAAAGCTTCATTGACCTGGTCAACCGTCACAAGACCGATGACAGCGTGATCTTCGCCGACACAGACTGGACGGAACCGTCGCTGCTGGCGGTGATCGACTATCACGAGGCGAAGGCATCTGGCTCCGCCGACTGGCTGAAGCACCGCATCGTCTACGACTTTCCGCTGACCGACGAATGGAAGGCATGGATTGCGTGCGACGGCCGGGTCATGGAGCAGGAAGATTTTGCCGAATGGTTCGAAGAGCACCTGCCGGAATTGTCGGCTCCGGATAGCCAGGAGTCCGAGGACTTCCTCGCCAACTATGGCCTGAAGGTTGCCTATCCCAACGAGATCCTTGCGCTCACGCGCGGCATCTCGGTTCATGTCGAAAGCCGCGTGAAGAACAATATCACGCTGCAGAGCGGAGAAGGCGAAATCACCTTCGAAGAAGAGCACAAGGACGCGAAAACCGGCGTCAAGCTTGCCGTGCCCGGCCTCTTCATCCTGTCGATCAAGCCGTTCAAGATGGGCAGTGCCTGCCGCATTCCGGTGCGCCTGCGCTACCGGGTAGCGGGCGGCGCGGTGAAGTGGCTCTTCAAGATGCTGCGGCCGGAGGAATACATCACGCAGGAGATCCTGCGCGACTGCGAACGCGCTGCCTCCGAAACCGAACTCCCGCTCTATCACGGCGCTCCCGAGGCCTGACCGGCCGATGCCAGCGACCCCGCGGCAATCCGGCCGCGGGGGCAACCCTGAACCTTGAGGTCGCCCCATGTTCACGATCCGCGCCAAGCCCCTGCTGAACGCTCTCGCCGCCGTCACCCAGGCGATCGAGCGGCGCAATACCATTCCGGTCCTGTCGAACTGCCTGATCGCCCACGACATCGGCGGCATCATCGTCACGGGCAGCGATCTCGATATTCAGATCGATGTGAAGGTCGAGACCGAGGCCGCCGGCTTCGATGCGTTCCCGGCCTTCACGGTGCAGGCAGGCCTGCTGCACGAGATCGCGCGCAAGCTGCCGGGCGATGCTGAGGTTGACTTCTCGATGAAGGAACATGATTGCATCGTCAAATCGGGCCGCTCCAGATTCGTCCTTCCCGTTCTGCCGGCGAGCGACTTCCCGAAGATATCGACCGGCGAATTCGTGGCATCATCCAAGCTGGACATGAAGATCTTCAACGCGGCGCTGGCCGGCGTCGCCTTCGCCATCTCGACCGAAGAGACGCGCTATTATCTGAATGGCGTCTACCTGCACCCGCTCGCCGAGGGCGGCATCGCGTTGGTGGCGACCGACGGTCATCGCCTCGCCAAGCGCGAACTCCCCTACGATCTGACCGGCCTGCCCGGCATCATCATCCCCCGGAAAACCGTCGGCCTCATTTCCAAGATCATGGAAGGCGAGGCCACGTTCTCGGGCAGCGCGCAGAAGATCCGCTTCGAAAGCGAAAAGGTGACGCTGACCTCGAAGCTGATCGACGGCACCTTCCCGGACTACACGCGCGTCATCCCGCAAGCGCGGGAAAAGACCGCGATCGTTGAGGCCGAGGTTCTTGCCGCGGCGCTCGATCGCGTCATCACCGTCACATCCGAAAAGGGCCGCGCCGTCCGCTTCGCCTTCGGCGACGGATCGCTCGACCTGGCTGTCAACAATCCGGACGCCGGCAGCGCGGAGGACAGCATGTCCTACGAAGGCAATCTCGCCCTGCAGATCGGCTTCAATGCGAAATACATGGCTGATGCCCTGCACTCGATCGGCGGTGAGACAGTCGAATTCGCCCTCCAGGAAGCCGGCGACCCCGCCGTGCTGCGCAGCGTCCCCGAACAACCCGGGGCGCTCTGTGTCGTCATGCCGATGAGGGTTTGAAGATGGCGGATCGTGCGAACCGTCGTGAGGTAAGGAACCCAGTGCTGGCCCTTCCGTCAGCTCAAAGGCTTGCGGATCTTCCGCCTGACGTTCGGGAAATTCTCGAAAGTCTATTGTCAGATCTGGTGGCAGATGCCCGGGCTCGTGCGCAACAAAGCTGGATCAAAAATAAGGGGCCGATGGCCGCCTACTGGAAGGCCGTCGGCGCCTACGCCGAACACATAAGGCGAGTTATGAAGTCCGGAGGCATGCGCCATGAAGGTCAATGACCAGTCCAGATTCGAAAAGTACATCATGACCGATGACGACACCGTCATCGGTCGTGCCACACTTCTCGCCAACGGTCGATGGGCAGCCTACGACGTGATGGGTATCAGGCGCCTGCACGATACCGGCATCACTTTCGAGACCGCTGAAGATGTGGCGGAATTCTTTGCGCTCACCGTCAAGGGCTTGAAGGACAAAAGCGATGACTAAGTCCCTACCCTACATCTTTCGCAGGAACCGACAGGGCCGCAAAGGCCAGCCCTGCGAGCTGCTCGCGCGCGCCAAGGTCATGAATTCCTGCCTCGTGCGCTTTGCCGACGGCTACACGATGGTGACCAGCCGCAATGCGCTCATGAAAAACCGCGAGGGGATGGCATCCCATAAGGGGAGGATGCTGTGACGAGCAAGGCAGCATTCGTTCAGGCTGATATCGACCGGATATTCAAGGCGGCGGCCAAGCATGGCTTCGCGGTTCAGATCGATATTCGCCGACTGACGGTGACGGCTTTCCCCGAGCGCGAAGATGGAGACTCGCTTGACAAGCGCCCGCGCCGCCCGTCCATCCTGACCGAGGGGGATTTGCCCCCTGATGGAAAGGAAAACTTCTGATGCGAAATGACAGACCCGGTTACCAGTTCCGGGACAACAAAAACGGACGTGCGCACTACTGGAACCCCAAGCGGGCCGTCAAAGGCGCGCCGGATTACCTTGCAATCAAGCGGTTGCCGGATGGCATCAGCGATGAAGAGGTGACCCGGCTATGCCAGGAGTTGACGGACCAGCTCAAGGAAGAACTGCGCACGGCCGATGGGCCACCCACTTATGACAGGACGATCAAGTCCCTCATCACGTGCTATCGCCTCGACAAGACCAGCTCCTGGCATTCGGTAAAGCACTCCACCCGCATTCGCGACTACGAGCCATCGCTTCGTATGATCGAGAAGGCCGTTGGAGATCGCCGGATCGATATGCTGAAGGCTTCCGACTTCCGGCGCTGGTTTACAAACTGGAAGGAAGGCGGGCACCGCAAGGCGTCCGGAGCCATCAAGATGCTGCGGATCGTTCTCTCCTATGGGGCGGGCGAGCATCTGGCGGGCTGCAAGCTGACCCGGGAAATTCTCGCCGACATGAAGTTCGATCTTCCGCCGGCAAGAACTATCGTCATGACCTACGACCAGTGCCTCGCCATCGTGAAGGCGAGCGCGGAGCAGAAATGCCCGTCGATCGGCTTTGTCGAAGCGCTGAAGTTCGAAACCGCCCTTCGGCGGATCGATGTCATCGGCGAGTACCGGCCGGCTCCGGAAGGTGGCCCCTTCCGCTGGCATGGCCTTATGGCGACGGATGTGTCAGCCGACCAGATCCTGACACTGACGACCAGCAAGACAGGCGCGGATGTTTGCCGCGACCTGAAAGTGCTGCCGTTGGTTCAGGAGGCGCTGAAGGCCTACATCATCCCCGACATCGGACCATTGGTCTATGACGAGGACACGAAGAAACCTTACTGGGAAAATCGGTATACCGAGAAGTTCAAGAGGGTCCGGGCCGCCGCCGGCGTCCCCGATAATGTGTGGTCCATGGATACCAGAGCCGGAGCCGTTTCCGAGACGATCGAGGCTATGGGTTCCATGGATGCAGCCAGAGAACTGGCCACGCATGCCTCAACAAAAATGACCGAACGCTACGTCAGAACGGATGGTCTTGAGGCAAGCAGAAAAATTGCTGAGGCGCGCCAGAAATCGCGCCCGGTGAAACGAAATGAAACGAGTGACACGCTAGACACCGCAACTGCCTGAGTTTGCTGGAGCGGGTGAAGGGAATCGAACCCTCGTATTCAGCTTGGGAAGCTGCTGCTCTACCATTGAGCTACACCCGCTTCGCGACCTGACGGCCGAGTGCACAAATCCAACACTCGGTTGCCTTTGTCAAGCGACCTGTCATGCCGGGGTCAAACGAACATGAAGTGTGCCGGAGCCAGATGGGCACTCCCTGCAAGTTTTAAATACATCTCTTAATTACGATGAAATAAACAAAATAAGTTCTTTCGTTCAAATTCTTAACGGAAAAAACTTCCCCTCAAATCCAGAAAAACGACGGAAAGACCCCCAATATACATTGCAATTTTCCGTTTTCTGCCTTTATTAAGCCGACCTACCGATCCTCCAATGACCAATTATTCTTAAAAGTGGGACCGGCCTCGCCATGGCCAATGCGACCAATCTTTTAGCCGTGAATTTTTCTATCGGGTTGGCTTTTTCGCTGGCTTTCATTGGTATTGCGCGGGCGCAGCAGGTCACGTTTGCATATTGGTGCGCGGTCGGCTTTCTGCTTGCTTCGTCCACGGTGGGCGTCGAGATGCTGGCACCGCGCACGTCCATGCCGCAGCTCGTATCCTTCGCATCGTTCTCCTGCCTCCATTCGGCGCTGGCGCTGGTTGCGGCCGGGCTGATCAAGAACTTTACCCGCTGGTCACGCTGGCCGTTGCTGATCCCTTACCTGGTTTTCGAAGCGGGCTTCCTGATGTTCCTGATGGACGTTCCCAGGAATTCATTCTTCTACTCCTTCGCCTATCAGACGCCCTTTGCTGTCATGACGGCGCTGGGAGGAGCAGCGCTCCTTTTCGGATCGCGGTCGCGCAGGTCGATGACCGAACATTTCCTGATGATCGTCCTTTTTCTGAGCGCGGTACAATTCCTGTTCAAGGGCTTCCTCTCCTATCGGCTTGGAGCAGGAGCGAGCGTTCAGACCTATGTCTTCAGCAGCTATGCCCAGTATTCGCAAACGATATCAGCGATCTTATCCATCCTGCTTGGTGTGAGCCTCATGCTGGTGGTGATGGAGGAAAGCAATTCCCGCACCCGGCAAACGCTGCTTCGGGACCACCTTTCGGGGCTGTGGACACGGCGCGCCTTCTTCGAGCAGGGTGAAACGGGGCTGAAACGCAGGAGGGGAAGCGGTTCGCCGGCAGTCATCCTCTGCGATCTCGATCATTTCAAGCGCATCAACGATACGCACGGACATGCCGTCGGAGATGAGGTGATCCGGGTTTTTGCAGCCTGTCTGGAGGCTGCCGGCGGCGATGTCTGCGGCCGCTTGGGTGGCGAGGAATTCGCCGTTCTGACGTTCAGCAGCAATGCGTCACTTGCCCAGCTCCAGGTCGAGGCGGTGCGCTCAAGGCTCGGCAACGCGGAGTTTCAGCAACCCGATCTCAAACCGACCGCCAGCTTTGGCATTGCCATGATGCTTCCTGATGAAAGCCTGTCCGAGGCCATCAATCGCGCCGACGCCGCCCTCTACGAAGCGAAGGCGCGAGGCCGCAACAGGTTCGTCGTTTCCAGAAACGAGAAGGATGTGGCGGTCATCCTTCGCGAAGCTCTGCTGCGCCGATAG